AAAAGCATTACCCTTATCTGCAATATACTGAACACCGATTATAGCGTTTTACCGCCGTGATTGTCCCCGTACCTTGTGGCAGGTAAAAATATTACCGTCTCTTTATCCGGCAGAATATTTTCACCAGCAGTCAGATTCACTGGTTACGCATGAGGTGATTAAATTGCCATGGTTCACCGTCTAATCTCTTCATGGATATGATCCCGTATTTACTTAATAATGAAAAGATGCATTTTCAAAGTATCAGTGCTCCGAAAATAGTTATCATTTATTTCAATGTATTCAGAAAAGCCGGATCCTCCTTTTATCCATAGGATTCTTACATGGTATTAATACTAACAGCATTAAATATAAAATTAAAAAATGTTATAAGGCTACTCTCATGTATAGGACACATAAAAGTCTAATCATTCTACTTAATTACTCTTTTCATTAAGAAGCGGCAGATTAAACCGCCGCTTCTGATATTATCAATCCACCGAATCCGGAAAAACAGGCCATGTTGTAGCGATACCTGCTGATGTATCAGTATCAGTGACTTCTATACTAAAAATTTCCCATTTTGTCAGCTTAACCTGATCTTCAGCAGTTGCCATCCCCAGGCGTATTTTTCTCTCAAGCATAACAATCATCTGTTCTGCTTCAGACAGCAAGGATTGTTTTCGACTATTCGCTATGGTGATTTCATGTTTTAATTTTTCGGACTCATCTGTGACCCACTCCTCACCATTCCATTTATCAAAAGGTGTCAGTGGTTCACGTAATGTCAGATTTTCTGGTAAAGTACCAAACATACTTATTTGAATTTTTTCTTTCGTAATTTTGTCATAACCAGTTTTACCTCTGTGATCTTCAGTATGCACCCAATGTTTACCATCTTCACTGCGAACAACTGCAAATCCGGGAGCAGGTATTACTGGTTTATCCAAATAAACATCGGCTTTTAAACTAAATCCTAACGGAACTTCATCCTGGCTTTTGCCGGTATATTCTCTTGTAAGGGGATGACAACAATAAACCTCCGCCCATCCGGGAGTGATTGCCAGGCCATTCTTGTCAAATTTTGCGTACTGAATTTTTGTATTGTATTCTGCCATTTTAAATAACCCTTGTAATATAAATAACCGCTTTATTTACCGGTCTGAATTCATGAGCTGTCCTTACTTGCCGGGAAGCATCAAAAGAGTACGAAATTGAGTTTGCATTGGCACCAGCAGCACGTCCGCCTTTATTTACTGAATGCCGGAATACTCCTTCTGAGAAATCACCGCCTTCAATTGTCGGGTTACCAAAATTCCCGGTTAAATTTTGCATTGCATCATTTTGAAAACTCCCGAGTTTTCGTCCGGAATCATATCCTCTCCCATTGTCTAATGCGCGTTTAAAAAGTCCTCTGTCATCAGGGAGTTTCAGATCCGGAAAAACTTTGGCAAGCATTGGGTATAAAGATGCATTAAACTCGCGACCATCATTTATTAAAAACCCGTCAGGAATGGCTACTGCTGACTGCCATTCAATAGTGGCGCCAATAGGAATACCGACAATCTTATCCTCATTTACTGCCCCATTATTATTTAAATATCTAACTGTCAGCCCTGCTTTATGGTCAATATATAGCTGCGCTGTATCAGACCCTCCGCTTCCTGATGATATTGAAAACCCTTTGATATATTTAACACTCACTCCGCCTGAAAAAACCCCATTGAAACCGCGTTCCGGCATTGTTGTAATATCACTAAAAACATAATAATTCCCCGCCGGTTGGTAGTTTCCCTTCGGCTGAAATTTTTCACTCAAACCGAGATTATTGATAAATTCGCTTTTATCCGGTATATCCGCACCATTTTTATCTTTAGCTAGTTTTCCGTTACTCTCTGTTTTAGTTGCATAATCACCAACCGGTTGTTTACCTGCCAACCCGTTAATCAATTCAGATTTAGTGGCATAATTACCTTTCGGTTGGAAATTAGTATCAGATTCCGCTTTGGAATAACTGTAACCTTCCGGCAGATAATTACCCGCAGGCTGGAATTTCTGATCAGACTCACCTTTGCTGTAAGCGCCCACCTCTCCGGCGGTCAAATCTGCTTTCAGTTCTGCCCATGCCGTTCCGGCAACCGGTTCGGTGGTGTTATTTTCAATTTTTGACTGCCAGGTTTTATTTTTGTGGTACACAATACTGCGGACAGCATACGGTTTACCGGCCTCCTGCCAGACCGGCACTCCGAAGGACTGCATTTCGCCGACCGCTTCCGTGATATCGTGGAACAGGCTGTTCATCTTCTCACGTTCAATATCTTTGGCAGCCGGATCTGTGGCCTGGTCCCGCTCGTAGTCATACCCGTAGCCCTGGGTATAGGAAACCGCGCCATCGGCCCGGACTTCATCAGGAATAGCAGCGCGGTCCCCTTGTGTTGCAAAGGGGACTTTAAATAATTTAGTCATACGTTTTATGCTCCGAAGTTACTGCTCAGGAAGTTTTTCCGGTTTTCACCATGACCAAAGGCTTTTTTGGTCACAATCCGGTATTTGACGCCGACACCGGACGGGCGCGGCATAAGATCGAAGTTCTCCAGCAGAACGCGCAGGCGTTCATCCGGATTAAAATTAAACACGTAATACAGATAGGTCATATCCAGCGGATCGAGCACAAATACCCTGCTGTCTTTATTGCCGAAAAACCGTTCAAGGAATTCATTAATATTGCTGACAGTCGGGCTTTGCGTCAGATTGAAATAACGCATACGGATAATCAGCCGTTTTTGTTCCTGTGTCAGTGACAGTGTGTAATCACTGTTACGCCGGAAATTCGCCCTGAAATTGGCCTTTTTATTACCAAAACCGGTACCGATTTTTGTTTTATCATGCGGCGGAATATCCACCCCGAGCGGCACATCCAGGATCCGCGCCCAGATACCGAGGCCAAAATCAGTGGCGGTATCGATATTAAACACATCGTTGTACCAGTTCTGCCAGAAGCTGACGGTCGCCCGCTCAAACCAGTCCAATTTATGGCGGGCCAGCGCTTTCAGGTTTTCCGCCTCTTCGTACTGCCATAACAGTGCCCGCAGCAGATCTGAATGAAATGAAAACGACTGGATGGAGTCTGTCATACAAACACCACCTGAACCGCACTGCGGTTAATTTTGGCAACTTCCGTCAGTTTTACCGGATAAATATCCGGTGACCAGTGTGTGCCGTCTGCGGATAATTCAATACGGTTGATAAACAGCCGCGGCTCAGCGGCGTTAATGCCGGCAGAAATCTCAAACGGTGAAACTTCCCGCCCGACCACCAGCCCGCCATCCCCCCCGGTATCGCCGTTTGCCCAGGCTTCCACCGCCGCCGGGATAAGCGTTTGTGCATCCAGGGTGGTTTTTTTGACCGTCACACGACAAAACAGCACCACTTCTTTTGCGCGATCGAATTTTACCGTGTAAACCTGCCCGCTGACCGGCTCCGTCACCTCAACCTCCTCACTGCCGTTATAGGCGGCACCGATGGTTTTGGTCCGCAGCAGTGCGGCAGCAATTTCCTGACTCTCCCCGCCCTCGACGCAGACATACACACTGTGCGGTACAAGCGTGATACCGTTCGCTGCCATCGGGGTATTGGTATAATTTTCCCGGTATGCCAGAGAGCGGACACCTTCCAGTTCATACAACGCGGAAGTCATGGCCTCACCGACACTGACCGTATTTTTTGCCAGTGTCAGTTTACGGCGGCGGCGGGACTGTAAATCAGACTCCGCAATCCGGCCGGTAACCGCACCGGTCGGGTTAGTCACCGTCTCCCATCCGAGAACAGAACTGGCCACCGTCATCATCTGCCCGGCCGGACACTCCACGGGACCGGTTTCAACTGCACGCATATCGCCGCTGACAGTCCCGTTTTTACCGATAATCAGCGATTTTGTGGTGAAAAACGTGTCACCGGCCAGTGTTTCTGCCTGTGCCCCTTTCGGAATGATAGTGCCCGGCACACCGCCGAACTGTACCTGCGTCAGAATCGAGCGGGTGGCATCCCGGCGCTCCCCTCCCATCAGTGCCCAGATAGCATCCAGAAACACGCCTCCGGCAAGATCCGGGTTTATCTGATTTGCCAGTTCCGCATTATTACGCACAATGGCATCACGATTCTCTGTTTCCATCGTGATCAGCACCCCCTGCGGGGTTTCCGGCGAAATATCCAGATCCTGACCAAACACCGCCTTAAACTCATTTTCAACGGCTGTGCGCTGCTCAGCAGTATCCGGGATAATCACGCCGGATGAGGTAATATAGTTATATTCAGCCATTTAACCTGATACTCCCGTATTCAGTTTGTAAAACAGCGGTATAGCTCAGATTGTTATCTTTCAGGACGGCCGCGAATGAAATCACTTCTGTGACCTGCGGGATCTCCCCTATCCGTTCACGGAATGCGGTTTCAAACACCGGCAGATCCGCCTGCCGTCCGAACGTGGTTTTCCAATACGGAATGCCCTTGTCCTGCTTATGCAGCATTTCGCCGCGCAGTGCTTTGATATACTGAGCACAGCTGTTTTTTACTGCCTGTTCATCGCGGGCGATGGCGAGATTACCGTCTCCCCCGGTGAACAGATCATTATTTTCACTGACATCAAATGTCATCATAGCGGTTCTCCTGAATCCTCATGTCCGCGCTGAATACCGCTGTGTTTGTGGGTTGAACCGATGTCTTTGCCGTTATGTTTCAGGGTGCCGCCCGCCGCATTACTGTCACCATTCACAGCGTGATTACCATTAATAGTCACATTCCCGGTATAAATGGTTTCCGGTGCATTAACCTCAAACAACGGTGTATCCAGTACGGCTTTATCCCCGTGCAGCGATAAACACACAGCACCATCCGCAGACTGCACCACCAGGGCATCCGTATTTTTGCCGTCGATTACCCAGCCTTTGAGTGTATCGGGAAAAAACATGGCATCACTGAATGTGTGCAGACGTGCGGTATTGGGTTCGTCTTCCAGTCCGCCGCGCTGGAAAATCAGGCTGATATCCCGGTCATTGGCTTTCAGCCAGCCGAAATCCCCCGGTTTTACCGGCATACGGATAAAAAAACCGCCGCCGCCGAAACGAAACACCGGAATATTAGCCAGCGCACCGCGCCCGACTTTCTTTCCGGCGGTCGTCACCATCATCACCAGCGGTTTCACCACGGCCCGGTTGCTCGTGTCGTCATAACTGACCACCGTGGCCGGCAGCATATCGTCAATATTCATCAGCAGACTGCGGAACGCAGCCGCAAACTGCCCGGCCAGACTGCCTTCACTGGCCATATCACTGTTAGGTTTATTCATTGCTTTGCCCGTGTCGTCAGGCCCGTTTGCAGGTTGCCGTATAAAAAAAGGCATCCTCATGTGAGGCGATATCGAATTTCAGCTGCTCGATGATGTAATCCCCGTTCAGCGAAGGGTTGAATTTGCTGTTCAGCCGCAGCATACCGCCGAGGCAGGATTCACCGTCGATCAGATATGACACTTCAAGCCCTTTCTCTGTCGCTTTCGGGATCCCGATCATGCCGGTTTTCTGACTCAGAATACGCAGTTTGCCGGACAGCGCTTTATCCCTGTCTTTCACATACAGCACATCGTCATCAATAAAGGCTTTCACATTCCCGGCGTCCTGCAGCCGCTCAATCTGCTTCAGCGCGGGACCGCAAAAATACCAGTTAGCGACATTTTTATCGGTCGCCTGGAAATCCAGTGAAACATGGCAGTCTTTTGCGATTTTTGCAGCGATCTCACTCATTTTTGACATCGCCTGCCCCCCGGAAGTCACAATATCGCGGGTGCCGGCATTGCCGGTTTTGGCTTTCAGCGTCAGTGTCACATCCGGCGGTGACGCAATTTCCGCGCTGACAATATCGCCGGTAAAGATGCGGAATACGCCGGTACTGCGCCGCCCGGCTTCCAGAATGATCCGGTGTGGTGTTTTGCTCTCCGTAAAGGGACTGGTTTCCGTCAGCAGCATGTTGCGGGTTTGTGTATTCAGGCCATCAATGCTGAATGAACAGTCATTCTGTAACGGATTGGCGTATTTCGTGCCCGAAGCATGCATACGCATGCCCTCATACCATTGCAGACGGCCGTTAACCTCGATGGCGCAGCGGATCCTGCGTAAGTCAATCATCATCCCCCCGCCAGACCAGTGTCTGTGTTTTTCCGAACTGTTCCCACCAGGGCAATGCGTCCCCGCCGGTCAGTAACGTAAAATTGCCGCCTGACGTAAGATAGCGGTACGGGATCAGCGGCTGATCCGGCAGCATCCGCATCCCCTGCACAACAATCTCATCATCGCAGCGGATATCACAGCACATCACTCCGTGCGCGGTTTTGATTGTCAGTTCCCATTCCTGTTCATTCAGCGTGACCCGCAGGCGCTGATTCGGCACGGTATTCAGTGGTATAATTTTCATTTGCCCCCCGGTTTACCGGCAGCCCCGCCGGCAAGTTTTACGGCAACAGAACTTTTTTTCGCCGGTGGCGGTGCCGCCGTCTGAGCCTGCACTTTGCCGCTGTTCACTGTGCTGCTCTGTTTTTTCTTCACCACCTTGCGCGGCGGTAGTTCGCCGTATTCCGGTTCAATCACCCGCCACTCGGTAAAGGTCAGCGAGAGGCTGAGACCATCAGCCATTTCCGGATTTTCATCATGGGTAAAAGAGGTGATCAGCATCGGCCCGTAGGCTCTCACCCTGGTCTGAATACACACCAGCTTGTGATAGTCATACGCCTGCTGCATTGCCTTAAACTCATCTTCTGTTTCGCCGGTGAGCATTAAATCCATACTGATAGTTACCGCATTAACCACGACATGATCACTGCGGGTTTCACCGGATTCCACCTGAAACGATGTGGCTTTATGGGTATCAGAGACTGTCAGTTTTACCGGGCTTGCTGAATCAAACAGCGTGGCAAATGAGTTCACATCAAAGATTTTGACTTCTGTTATCATTTCTCCATCCCCGAATTATATTCATGTCCCATATTTTCGATGTGCTGCCGCAGCACCTCAACGATATCCGCCGCAATAGTCTGCGGATCACCGTCTTTGGCAACGATACTGACCTCACCGACAGAGATAATATTTTCATTGCTGACCGCAGACTGATTACTGATCGTTCCGCTGGTCAGGGATGCCATCGGGTTAGCCGCCAGCGTGGTGACATGGCCGGTGATTTGTCCGGCAAGTTTCAGTGTTTCCTCTTCACTGAGAGACGGGGTTTCCGGGATGCTGTACTCCAGTTTGCCCTTCGTGGTCACGGTACGGTTAACGTTCTGTTCAATCTCTGCCGAATCCCCCATACCGACCCAGCCTTTCACTGTACTCCAGCCCTCTTTGACCAGATCCATCCCTTTACTGATCCAGCCGAGGATCTCCTCAATCTGCTCCCACAGCCATGTGAAGATACCAACAACCGCATCTGACACGGTATCAAAGACCGCTTCAAATTCAGCGCCCCAGGCCATCACCCCCTGAATACTGGCAGTCAGCCAGTCAATAAACTCATTGAGTGCCGTGTTCATGGTGTTGTAAGCCGCGACGACAATATCCGCCACAACGCCAATCACCGACATAATGAAGTCAAACAGGACGACAAACGCCTCCCACACCGTGAGAATGACCGCTTTCAGTCCCGGATAGCTGTCGAGTATCCGTCCGATCATCGAGTCGTTACCGTCGATGAAATTCATGATGTCGTCATACACCAGCGCAAAAACCGCCGCCAGCAGAAGGATCCCCGCCACCACCGCCATAACCGGCAGCATGGCGGTCCATGTACTGATCTGTGCCAGTTTCATAGCGTGAACATATTTGCCTGTCACGACGGTGGCCACCGCGATAAAAAAGCCGGTGACAAAATTTTTGTTTTCTTTCGCAAAAACAACGATTTTTTCCAGCCAGTCCAGCCCCTGAGCCAGCGCCGGGATCAGCATACCCATCAGACTGTTTTTCAGGAGACCGGCGGATTGTTCCAGGCTCAGCATGGCATTGTTAAAACTGATGGATTGCTCAATACTCTCGCGGGTGATACCGCCATAGTCTTTCTGTGTTTCCATCATCCGGGATAACTCTTCCCGCCCTTTCATCAGCATCTCAACAGTGCCGTTATCCTCAACACCCAGTCCGCCGAGTGTCTTTTTGGCCTCACTGAATGACATGCCCTGCACTTTATCCGCAGTCTGTAACACCTTTTCCATCGAATCCCCGGCAAAACCGAATGATTTTGCCATCGCGGATAAATCGGCCTGTGCGGCACTGCGGGTTCCGCCGAGAGCAGCGACCGAGCCGGAAAACGCATCCACATCCTGCGTGGTGATATTGATTTCTCTGCCCAGTTTATCAATGGATTCAATTTCAGCGGCGCGGGCTGTCGCATCACTGATAAGTCCGGTGATTGTCGTTGAAATACCGGCGAAATTAAGGGATTTTTCCGCCAGTGCCGCAACGTTATCAAATGCACTTTGCCAGGCGGCATCCGAATCACGGAGAGCGCTCTGTACTTTTTTCTGGGCACTTATTTCTGCCGCCGCTGCCGCCTCGCCGGTGCGCCGGGTTTCAGAGATGCTGTTCTGCAGGTCATCATAATTCTGCTTCAGCGCCTTAAATACAGCGTCAGATTCCCCGCCGGTAAACTGTACCAGCGAGGTCACAATGGCACTCAGTTTCGTACTCATTTCACCGGTCTGTTTTGTCACTTCCCCGGCATTACTCTCAAACTCAATATACTGTCCGCCGCTTACCTGCTCCTGCCACGGCCACATCTCTTTCAGCAGGCTGCCGAACGTCAGCGTGTTTTGCTGCGCCTGTTTTATATCGTCAACGATGTCATCCGTGGAACGCCGGAGATTATCAAGTGCGCCGTTTGTCTGACTGATATCAGATTCAATTAACTGAACAAAGGTTTCCGTCAGAGACATTATCTATCCTTTAAAGCGGCCAGCGCTTCGTTATATCTGTTGGTAATGGCGATTTCCCACAGATCCAGTGCCTCCTCCAGATCTACTGAGGTTTTGAGTTCGCTGAGGGTGGCGAGTTTTTCGCTGATGATGACTGCAAAGAAGCTATCAGCGTTTTTATAACCGACGGGAGTGAACTGCCTGCCCTGCTGAGCAGGGAGGGGAGGAAACCCCGGCTCCCGCCTTTGCCGAAAAAACTGGTGTTGTACTTCAGCATTTCCAGCTCAAGGCGGATCAGCGATTCCCCGTCCGGCACATGGTTATCAATCAGAGCCTGTGTCTTCAGCGGGATCTCTTCACCACTGACCGGCACACACACATAGACCATCATTTTCAGCATGGCATCTTTACTGACTTCGTAGTCACCGATTTTCGGCGCATTGGACAGCGGATATTTGGCGAGAATTTCCCGCCCGGTAATTGCCGGAAGACGGCTGATAATGAATGTTTTCTCAACACCATCGGCATCTTTTACCGCCACTTCTTTAGGTTTGATCAGCATATTTTTTCCCGTAAAAAAAGCGGGCTTTCGCCCGCTCAGAATTAACGATTACGTGTAAAATCAAAATCCTGGAATACAAATGTGTACTGTTTGGATTTCAGACGGCCCGCACCGGCGACAGAGCTTCCGCGGCTGCCGTTGGTGATACGGCCGTTACGTGCGGTGGTGGTCGAACCGTTGCCGTAAGAGGCAACCATCGTGATATTATCCCCAGCGGCGCGGCGGCCTCTTTTCGCCGTATTGGCGTCCAGCAGGATAGCCAGGTTCTGATCTTCCTCACTGCCCGCCGGCACGTTAATTGTGACCGTCTGCGGTGCCGGTGCTGACCAGCTCAGCAGGTTACCGTTGATATCGACGCCTGTTTTAACAATCTCGGTCGGCGGGAGATCCAGCGGATCCGCATCATCCGCAAAGGCGGTGATAAGAATACCTGACGGAAAGGTTTTGCTGGCTTTCACCACCAGCGCGAGACCGGTTGCTGATACTTCAATCATATTTTTCTTCCTTACTTACACTAAGTTATGTGAGCCTTCGACTTTACGGACCCAGTCGCCTTTGCCGTAAATCAGCACGTATTTCATGACATACTCCGGCAGACCGTTTTTGCCGGTGTTTTCGGTGATTTTCGCGTCATACCAGTAACCTTTGTCCTGCACATCGTGCCAGGCCAGATCATCACCGGAGGCATCTGCCACTGCGATTTTCTGTACTTCTGTCAGGTTCTTACCGGCCAGAATAGTGCCGTTATCCAGCGCTTTGGTAACTGCACCGGCAATCACCATCAGCGCCTGTGCCTCACCGTCTTTGTTGGCCGGAACACCGCGGGTGGCCAACAGAAGGCTGAACCACTGCTGTGCGATATACGCTTTCAGCCACTGCTCGTTGGCGTGAACACTCATATCCAGCGGATCAGATGCTCCGCCGCACAGGAAGCCGCGCTGATAAAAACGGATTTGCGAGCCGGCCACCGCCGTTTCGCCGTAATAGTTCACGCGCAGCTTGTCGAAGCGATCCGCATCCGCGTCTTTGGTCACCTGTGCCGGGAAGGTCACACCCAGCTGACGGAACATGTAGTTTGTCGCAGCATTCGTCCGGTCATAATCGGTCGCTGCCATCACTGCCATCGGCAGCGCCTGGATAAAGTAACCATTGTCCGTTTTCAGGTTCAGACCAACAGATGCCGTTCCTGCCAGCGCGGAATTTAATTCCTCTGCATTGTCGGCAGACACACTGAGATGCAGCTGATATTTCACATTCTCACCGGCGACATACTGCGCCAGCGGCACAGCCTGCTCCGCCGGTAATTCAGTGAGGAACGTCACACTGCCGAATGAGTCAGATACCTGCTCTGCCACCATAAAAGCTTCCAGTGGTGTCTGCGCCGGATGCCCTTCTGATGACAGCCCGGAAGAAAGTCCCATGGCATCCGCGAGAACGGAATACGCCACACCGGCGGAGACATGCTCCTGTACACCGCCGTTCAGTTCGAACGCATTCTTTTGTGCATTAAAAGTGAGATAACTGCCCGCGAACTGCGGCTCACTCTCAGCATTCAGTTTTGCCTGGATCAGTGAGGCAATATCGGCATAGGATTTGGCCGCCGCTAAATCCAGATCCTTATAGTTTTTGGTGGTCTGACCGATGGTTACGGACAGTGTGCCGTCGGTGACGGCAGTCAGATCAGCCAATGCAGCCGCTTTAACGCCGAACAGTGCCGGTGTGCGCCCGACCGGCGCGTATGCGGCAATCTGCAGTTCTTTCGGTTTACTGACCGGTGCCGGACTGACATAACTGAAATACTGACGGGCAAACTGAGCTTCCGGTGAATCCGCCCCCAGCAGTTCATCAACCTGACCCGGCGCAAACTCAAGGACATGACCGGCCGGAATTTTCGGATCAGCAGAGAATAACCGTGCGGTCAGCTTACGCTCAGGCACAGCAGAAGCGCCGATGACCGCAGAGGCGATATCGACATAGCGTGTTTGTTTAATTGGCATAGTAAAACCTTATATGCAGTAAATATCCGGGAACAGCGCTGAAACAACGCCGGTCTCCGGGCGGAGTGTACGGGTAAACGTCACATTGAAATCAAAAGAAGGTGCCTGTCTGTAATGCCCCTGGTCATCAGCCAGATACGGCACCCGGATAGCACCGGCGCGCTGAACGCCGACTCCCTGTTTATTCAGCACACCGGTAAAGGGCAGTGAATTCACAATCATCCTGACTGCGGCCACAATATCACCGGCGGTATGTGTCTGAGATTCAGTAATAAACCCCTGAACCCGGTATTTTTTTTCAGTTATCTGGCTTTCGGTATGATTGGCATTCTGCCCGCGGACGGCATAACTGCGTTTCTGCCATCCTGCCGGTGTCTCACCAACAGGATAAAAGGCAATAAAATCCTCTCCGGAGATATGATTTTCCGGAAAGAAACCCGCCTTAACGCCCGTGGTAATACCGTGATTTTTCAGCTCAGTAACCAGCTGGTTATAAATAATTAATTCAATGTCTTTATCATTCATTCTTACCTCAGTGCCTGTGAATACTCTCTGCCTCCTGTCCGGCCATAAAAAAGCCCTGCTCACAGGCAGGGCTGAACACACTGTATTTCGGTGCAGTGATATAATGACAGATAAATAATGATTTAATTTCCGTCAGGAAACCGTATATTAATGGTATCCGCCATATACCATAAAACCGGAACCGGCATCATGGATAACGATTACAACAGTAAATCAACACAGGAATTGGCTGATGGTTTAGCGCTGTACCTGAAACAAGGTTATATCAACCCGTTATATTTCAACTGGGATTGTGAAGACGAGGGTGCAGAAGAAGCGGGTTTTTATCTGGATGCGCTTTCTGTACGTGGCCCTGATTTATCCTGTGAATTCCGGAAAAAAATAATGGAATCGCCGGTAATCAGTAATGATTATTTTAAATCCCAATGTATGGAATATTTACTGCTGTCATCAGATAAACACCGTGAGTATGTTATTCAGTATTTATCCGGCCATTACGATGTATTACCGGTTTCTGTGCTGCAAAAAGCGATGTTTTATTTTTATTGTGCAAAGCGTGATCCTGATGACAATGATGTTGTTCCGGATTCATTGATAGTAAAACTCAAATCCCGCTATCATACCGTTAAAGATAACAAAGACGTCATGGCTTATGAACTGACTGAACTGAAAGAAACCGGCGACGACTTTTGCGCGGCATATCCTTCACCGTAAGATGCAATTCGTCATTTTTTACAGATTAGCATGCTGTTTGCGGCCGCACTAATGTGCTCCGGAGTGCGGAAAAACATCCCGCCATAACGACAAAAAGGCACTCAGAATCTGAATGCCTTTCAATATGTAATTCGTTATTTTTTACAGATTAGCATGCCGTTTGCGGCCGCACCAATGTGCTCCGGACATCAGGATAGGCTTTATATAAACTATCCATATCCAGTTGCACTGCCAGTGTTTCCAGACAACCAAAAATAAAGCTTTCCGCGCTCTGTACCTGTTTACGGATTTCATCCTCGCGGACTTTATATTTACGCCCGATCGCCCGCTTGCTCATCCCTTTCACGTAATAATCCGTAATATAGTCGCGTTCACGTTCCAGACCGGCCGTCCCCAGCATGGATACACAACGATCGATAACCCGGCCATCCTCATCGCTGCATGAGGGTCTCTGTTTACTGCTGTTCTGAGCAAGTTCCCGGAATCCGGATGAAACACGGGCCCAGCCCATGCCCGCACAGTGACCACCCGCTGCCCAACCGCCCCAGTGCAACAGTATCGTCTGAATGTCTCTGCTCATAATATTCACCTGTATAGTATCCGTATTTATTTCCCGGTATCAGCTACTCTTCAGTGCCCGCTCAGGTCGCCGGGACACTGACAGAAAAAGCCCGCCCGAGAGGAGGCTGGATAAATATACAGTGTTTTTATGGATGATGTTAATCTGTTCCGGAAATAACAGGGAGATTAGCCTTGTGAATATCCGGAGCAACTATCAGTGAAACACAGAATTAGTGGTTATCTGACGGTGAAATAACCTTCACGCCTTTTATTGCCGTCACATCGATTAGTACCGGTGTATGGTGATGCCCGGTTTCGGCATAAAACATTTCGCCGGTAACAGAGACCTGCTGATTAAGATAATGCTGATTTTTGCTGTAAAAATCGCCTCTTACTATCAACTGAAACTGGTCATTACTGCCCCAGTCCGGACTGTCTTTTATACAGGTCAATGGTTCTTTGGTAAAAAGAACCCAATACGGTTCCGGTTCATCACCCTCTTCCACGCTTTCATAATTTGGCGGCCCCGGAAATACAACACGTTTCAGCGTACCGGTTAATGTCACCTGCTGCCCGTCCTCGTAGCATATCTGCGCTGACGCCGGATTTTTACTGTCAGCAATATTCCGGAACAGCACAGATGATTTTTTATACCATTCCAGCTGGCATGCTTCTGTATCACAATTCTGTAATCTCAGTTTCCGGTTTTCTCTGACAATTTTTCTAAACTCATCACTGTTTCCGGTGATTTTTTTTGCCTGCAGGTAATCTGCATATAATTCATCATCTGCCTGAGATAATGACGGACTATCGCACACCAGTTTTTCTGTTTTACTCTGTGCTTTACTGCAATCAAAGCTGACTGCAAAAGACGCAGATGAAAATAGCAAACAGGATATAAACACCACTCTTTTCATACCAGACCTTCTGTTTCCCGGTGACAGCTTACAAAGATAAAAACCAGACATCAGCGGCTGTTATCCCTTAACTCTCCGTTATTGTGCCACAGGAGAAATCACATTTAACGCAGGTCAGGTCACAGATAATATCCGTATGATTTATTTTTAAGCATGGATACCTTATCATAATGACTACCTAAAAAAATCAAGCTGCCGATTAGTTTTGGTAAGTAATGATACTTATGTTAAATTGTCTGTACCACCTCAGTTCACGGGAAAGAGACAGCATGTCTGACATAACCAAAATCATCATTGCCGGTCGTAACATCAGCGGTTTTGGAGGCATGGAAACCGTATTCAGTACATTCAGCAGATTACTGACTGAATCCGGGAAAAACTATCAGATATCTTTCGTCTTTTTTAATGAACTGAATAATAGTGTTGACGATACGTGGCTCGGTAATAACCCATTTACACGCTTCAGTTCATCACTAAAAAACGGGAAGCTGAAGAGAGTTTATTTTGCCTGTCAATTCGCTTCTGTTATTAAAAAAATAAATCCGGATTATGTCATTGCCTTTGATTCTGTTGGCTGTTACATTTCAAGACTGGCTTTGCGCTTCGCATTTAAAAGAATTCCATTGTTCTCGTGGAATCATTTCTCTGTCACCGGCTCATATAAAGCCAAATATATCAGGCTGACGGATAAACACCTGTCTATCAGTAGTGGTATAGCAACTCAGTTATCAGAAATGGGTATCAACCCTGCGGATATTTATACGATCTACAACCCGGTTCCGGAACAATCTGGAACAATCAGCTGTGGCAATGCGATAAATTTTTTATATGTCGGTCGCTTAATGTGCGGAGGACAAAAAAACATGAGGGAGTTGTTCAGCGCATTATCCGGTGTTCATGGTGACTGGAAATTACATATCGTCGGCTCCGGCGATGACTCCGAAATAAAAAAATTAACCAGCCTGGCTCACGATCTGAAAATAGACGATAAAATCATCTGGCATGGCTGGCAATCAAGCCCGTGGAATTACATAGAACAAGAAATAAAAAATGTCTCTGCGCTTATTTTAACATCCGCATACGAAGGATTGCCGATGGTGCTGTGTGAGGCAAACAGCTATGGTATTTATACTGTCAGTTCAGACTGTCCGACAGGACCTGCAGATATTATTCGTCCGTATGTAAATGGTGAATTATATCCTGTCGGAGATAATAAAAAACTCGCTGACATTCTGAATAAAATCGTTTCCGGGGAAACAGAAATAAATCATACCGTGATAAAAAACTCCATTTCACCGTTTTATGAAGATAAATATCTTGCAAGGGTTTCGGATATATTTAAATGATAACTCTGCATTTTTCAGCCACAAACAGCCGATACACCATCAATAGTTATTTAGTATTCATAAATTCACATGACAATATCACAATATTATTTCACTATCACTGGCACTCGGCCCATTGCTCAGTGGTTTTAGTTTTGAAATCTGAAACAGCGTATTCTTTATAATCCACTGACATGACATAAACAGTTTTATCATCCTGCTCAAAGTAATAACCATTCTTTTTTGTTTTCATCTTCGGACTGGAGATTTTACTGCCGTCAGGCCTGAACGCAGTGAATGCTGAGTTGCTCAATGATACCGTGGAGTGAAATCGGCCTTGCATAGGGCCCATGGCATCACCAACGATCACAGCCTTAGAATAAATACAATTATAAGCAACACCAGAACCGATTGAACCGCCACTGCCAGAAGACCTGCCAGCCAATGATGCCGCGCTTACTCCGCCTGTTGCTGCCACTGTTGAGCCGTGCAGAGATTTTTTACTATTAGTTGATATGGATTTATTACTATAATTCTTTGTGCTGTAACTGTTTGCTGTTCCTATCCTGCAAACTTTGTTTGCTGATATACATGAGTTGCCGCAGGGAATTCCTTTCTTGCAATTTTTAGCCAAAGCATCAGACAAGAATAATAAGGGAGATAATGCCACTAAACAGACAACAGTTATTTTCAAATTAGCCATCACACTACTCCAATAATCAGTTTCCCTAATGTTAATCGTCAGGTGGTGCAAAGGAAAGCAAAACGGTGTGAACATTTGAGGTAGGCGGCAACAAGAAAAGCCCGCGATATCAAAGATATCGCGGGCTTTAATATGGTGCCGGCTACCGGAGTCGAACTGGTGACCTACTGATTACAAGTCAGTAGTTTTGTTTTTTAATCAATTAGATACCGCATTAAGTCACGCTTTCACGTCCCAACAATTAAAAAGATTGAAAAGGTATAAAGCACATCTAAAACCATTTGTGTCCCAAATATGTCCCACCACTCCTACCAACAGCTATACACCCATCTTTTAAACAAACTGCATATTTGCAACAACTCTTTATCTCACTGGTGCCACATTAACTTTTCACCACCGGTAACTGACTAAAGTTTGTTGTGTATGCCGGTGACAGCATTTCGCGCTTCATCTTGTACCCGCTATCGCTGCCTTTACCGGCAAACCACACACGGCCCAGCCCACTGTTGTTTATTGTGTCCATAGTCTTCATCAGCTCATCACTGTTTTTGAACGGCTTCCGGGTGGCGAACATATCGAACTGGGTGACGGTTGAATCAGTGAAGTCTGACAAGATGATGCCAGCCTTATGATACCGATACCCGTCACACCAGATACTATCCAGTGCTCTCATGGCGGCATTGATGATGTCCCGCGTGTCGCAGCTGGGATACTCGAGCGAAATGTTTGCACTGTTCGCATAATCCGGCCCGTTAGCGTGTCTGCTGGTCTGTACAAACAGTCCGATCATCCGGCAGCGCTGTTTTTCTTCCCGGAGTTTTTCCGCTGACCGTTCGGCATATTCACACACAGCCTTTCTCATGGTAACAATGTCCGTCACTTTGGTACCGAATGATCGGGAGCAGAGGATCTGCTGTTTCACCTTTCTGACTTCTTCCAGCTTGATGCAGGGTTCTCCGTTCAGTTCCCGCAGCGTACGCTCAGTAATAACACCGAAAGTTTTACGGATAGTCGCCGGTGCGGCGTTCGCCAAATCTAATGCAGTGCGAATCCCCATGGTGTTCAGTCTGGCCGATATTCGCCGACCGATACCCCACACTTCACTGACCGGTATCAGTGCCAGTAACTTACGCTGGCGCAGCCTATCAGAAAGGTCGACCACTCCGCCGGTTTTTTTCCATGTTTTTGCTGCATGGTTGGCAAGTTTTGCGAGTGTCTTTGTCGGTGCAATGCCAACACCGACCGGAAGGTGTGTTTTCTGCAGAATAGCAGCCTGTATCTCACAGCCGTAATCTTCCGGGCTGAATATCCTGGTCATGCCGGTAAAATCGAGAAAGGCTTCGTCTATAGAATAGATTTCTGTGGCGGGTGCGAAGGATGAGAGCAATGTCATCACACGGCTGCTCATATCGCCGTACAACGCATAATTTGAGCTGAATACTGTCACATTGTTTTTATAACAAAAATCGCGACACTCATAATACAGCGCCCCCATTTTGATGCCGAGGGCTTTCGCCTCTGCTGAACGGGCGATCACGCAGCCATCATTATTGCTCAGGACGATAACCGGCTTACCTGTCAGATCGGGCCGGAATACTCTTTCACAGCTAGTGTAAAAGCTGTTTACATCCACCAGCGCAAACATCACTGCGCCCGATGGATGATGTAGGTGACCACACCGAAAATCTGTAAATCCTGCTCACTGCTGATTACGATAGGCTGATAATCCGGATTCATCGGGATCAGCATAGGTACCGGTGACAATTGCAATTTTTTGACAGTAAACTCTCCGTCAAAACTGGCAATCACAATATCCCCCTCCGCCGCAGTTACCGCGCTGTCCACGATAACCACATCACCGTCAAAGATATTCGCATCTATCATCGAGCTACCTTCAACCCTGAGTAAATAGGTACTTTCCGGGTGTCGGATCAGTTCACTGTTCAGGTTTATGCGTTCCTCGATATAGTCCGCCGCCGGTGACGGGAACCCAGCGGGGACATGCTCCAAGAACAGAGGCAATGTCAGAATTGTATCATCGTTGATCTTGACAAGTTTCATACTCAGAACCGATTAACTGTATATATATACAGCTAATGATAGAGAAATTTGACTGTCTCATCAATCTGATTTTTACTAATCTTATGCGTCACATATTTTACTCGTTGAAATCAAATCCGGCAGTCCGCTATAAGCGAAGAACGAATATTGCTAACAGCATTCTGTGTGAATCAATGGGGAGCAGGCCAAAGTTAAAAAAGGGAGCTTTATGAAACAAATCACACTTTATCGTATGATACATACCCATATTTAAATTGTGTGTTACCATTTGTTCCGTAAATACCTTTCAACTAACCCGAGGCTTTGATGCTGGAGAATGTAATCATCCGATAATCAGCTTACCGACCTTTTCAGGTCGAACTGATTATCAATGCGCCGAAATCGAATGCGGACACCGCTATGTGTTTGCACGTTTTGCACATGATGATTAAACAGGTTTTCCAGTATGAATTTATCCCGTCAGGAACAACGTACCTTACACGTTCTCGCTAAAGGTGGTCGTATCGCGCAAGTCCGAGATACGTCTGGCCGCCTCATCGCCGTTGAATGCTACACCCGCGAAGGGCTGTTGCTTACCGACTGCACCCTTGCCACCTTCAAAAAACTCAAAACCAAAAAACTTATCAAGTCCGTTAACGGTCAGCCGTACCGCATCAACACTACCGGGCTGAATAACGTTCGCGCACAGCTTGATAACCGCTAAGGAGGCATGATGGATATTAATACCCTTATTTACGCATCCCGATATGACCGGCTTTCAGCGGATGAAAGCAAAATTCCCTGGGATGAACCAGCATTCAGCCAGCGCATGCTGGCGAACCACTTGTCGCAGGATCACGACTGGGCCAGCCGCAGGCAGGAGATCATTGAGCAGCAGGTAGAGTGGATCGCCAGCCAGTTATCCCCTGGCGCGCACATCCTCGATCTCGGCTGCGGTCCCGGCTTTTATACCCACCGCTTAGCGGAGCGCGGATTTCGCTGCACCGGCGTGGATTTCTCACCAGCATCTGTGAGCTGGGCCCGCCAGCAGGCGCAAAATGCCAATTTGAACATCAACTATATTCAGCAGGATATCCGTGCATACTGGCCGGATAGGTCATTCGATTTCATCATGATGACGTTCGGGGAACTGAATGTGTTCAGCACTGCGGATGCACGCTTACTAGTCAGCCGGTGCGCGCTGTGGCTGGAGTTGGGTGGCAGGCTGCTCACTGAAGTCCATACTTTCGAAGAAGTTAAGCGTCAGGGAATGGCTGAAGCGAGCTGGCAACGCTGTCCGGATGGACTTTTTCTGGGCGTCCCTCATCTGCTGCTGACGGAACATAGCTGGGATAAAGAAGAACAGACCAGCTCAACGCAGTTCTGGGCCATAGAGGCAAACGGTCACACCACTCGTTTCGGCAGCCAAATGACGGCCTGGCGCGATGAAGAGTACGTCAGCCTGCTCAATAATACCGGATTTACCCTGCTGCCTCCCCCTGCAGGCCACGACTGGCCAGTCAGCGAGACATTTGAAGGGAAGCTGTTTGCTCTGTTGGCTGAAAAAGCAAAAACCTCAGGGGAGCTTCCTCTTAATACTCAACGCAATAAAAGGAATTCAGCATTGGATATCCCACGTATTTTTACCATCAGTGAAAGCGAACACCGCATCCACAACCCGTTCACCGAAGAGAAGTACACCACACTGGGCCGTGTGCTACGCATGAAGCCGGAGACCCGCATTCTTGACCTCGGCAGCGGCTCAGGGGAAATGCTCTGTACCTGGGCGCGGGATCATGCGATTACCGGAGTCGGTATCGACATGAGCCAGTTGTTCAGCAAGCAGGCCAGACGGCGCGCGGAAGAACTTGGTGTCAGTGATCGGGTCCAGTTCATACATAATGATGCCGCTGGGTATGTGGCAGAAGAGAAATTCGATGTGGCCGCCTGCGTAGGTGCGACATGGATTGCCGGTGGATTTGCCGGGATGATGGAGCTGCTGGCGCAGAGCCTTAAGCTGGGCGGGATCATGCTTATCGGGGAACCCTACTGGCGTCAGCTACCCTCAACAGAAGAGATAGCTCAGGCATGCGGCGTCAGCGCAATAGCTGATCTCCTGATGTTGCCTGAACTTATCAGTGCGTTCGACTACCTCGGCTACGACGTGGTGGAAATGGTGCTGGCAGACCAGGAAGGCTGGGACAGGTATGAAGCCGCGAAATGGCTGACCATGCGCCGCTGGCTGGAAGCGAACCCTAACGACGACTTCGCGGCAGAAGTCAGGGCTGAGCTAACGGTCTCGCCAAAACGTCACGTGACCTACGCGCGTGAATACTTTGGCTGGGGCGTGTTCGCGCTGATCGCCAGGTAACAACAGACTCCCGGTATTTCTTTCCGGAAATACCGGGACTTCTTCTTTGCATTGAACAGATGCATTGATCTGATCTCTATAAACTGGCTCACGAAGGATATAAACTATATCTATTGTTGGCACAGAGCGGTCTGTAAGATTAGATTTGGCTTTATGCTCCAGTTATGTCAGGTTACATTTGGGCCAACGCAATAAAAATTGCCGAGCCGGACATCCGCCAGCGCGGCTTTGTTTTATTCCTCTGTGTCTCCGGCCTGCTCTGCCGCTTCCCGTGCGTCACGCTCTGCCTGCTCACGGTCCATCTGTTCGCTGCTTCACATTCCACACTGAGCTCTGCGGCATTTCAACACGTACATCGAGGCGGGTTGGATTCCAGTAGATCGCATAGCATAACGTCCTGACAGAATACAGTCACGGACCGCGCCGGTAACCACCGGCGCAGTTTACCCTGAGCTTTCTCCGTCCCCGCTATCTGAATGATGCGGAACTGCGTTTGAAGGCCATCACAACCCCTTCCCTCAGAACCACATGTGCCCTGCCTTTATGCCTGACTCCCACTTCAATTTCTATTTTCACATTCTTTCGTCCACGAGGAATAACCGCATGAGCTGATCCCATAACACTCAGTCCTGACCACTGAGAAGTTGCCTGCTGACCAACTCCATCCACACGTATACTGAACCGCAGTTCTCCCTCAACCGGACGTGGACGCCCCCCCGTATCATCCTCAATAATGGCAGTTATCGAAGGGAGTACCAACGTCATGTCATAAGGCATTCCGCCTGCATACGTAATTACAGACGTTGCCGTTGTCCACCCGCCACGACCACTATGGATATTTTGTGCCGAGGCGTGAGGATATGAAGCAGCCACTGCAACATCCCCGACCAGTCTCTCCGCATATACCGTCCCTGTAAAACGACCGTCCACACCGTCCAGGGTCCCTCTGAACACTCCGTTGTTAAATTCTGCATTTCCGGTCTGCGCATTCAGAAAATACCCGTTCCGGCCTGTTTCATAATTCACTGATCTGATGTGGTTACCGACCAGTAACTTATCAATTGTTGCCTGGCTGATTAGCGCATCGTTAAAAAATGCCTGGCCGTTCTGAATAACAAAAGGGGTTACTACTTTCCCGTTCAGTGACGATATCACGGCAAAATTTTGAGCATTAACAAGAAACTGACTGTTTCCCTGAGCATTAAACCCCAGTCCGATACCTGTAATGACCTTATTCCCTTTGCTGTCCAGCTGGACTTTCATTGTCCACGATGCAGAAATCCTGCCGTTTAAGTCAGTAAGAACCTTTGACGTTTGTTCAATTTTTGCCGAATCCGCCCCGACCTGACTTTCCAGACGTGTCACCTGCTGAGCCGTTGATGTGACCCTTCCTGAAACCTCTGTCACACTCGTTTCAAGCCGGTTCACTGCGTTTGCTGTGGCATTAAACCGCCGTTCACCGGACACCGGTATTTCACCGGCAACAAAACCTTTTGGTGTAACAGATTGCCCGTTACCTGTGTAAGTATCAGTGACAATCCGGTGACTGACACTTTTATGCCTGGTCAGCTGATATTTTGCGCCTCCGCGTAAATACACATATTCCACTGAGCTGTGAGTCAACTGCGCAGGGCCCATGACAGGAGACTGATTTGTCCATCGCCAGTCAACATTATTAATAATACGGTTTTCAGACTGAGTCCCCCATCCTGAACCGCTCACCTGCCACTCAACAATCATGGCAAAACCGCCGGAGCCGTGAGTTGCATAACCGGGTTTGTTATCTCCGTATTGCCCCAGCGTACGAAATACCCTGAAGTAATAGCGACGGGAGGTCGTCAGAGGGAGAATAACCGGGTAATAAGTACTTTCATCTAATGCTGACAGATCCAGATCAACAACGACTGACTCTGTTAAATCAGCCTTTACTTTGTCCAGTTTACCGGACAACGCCTGTACCTGAGAAGTTGCCTCAGTCACCTCCCCGCCAATATCCGACATACGTTCGTCCAGAGCACTGACCACACTGCTGTCCGCTTTACTGTTGATTTCGGTCAGCAGGTCCTGTGCTAATTGGTCATGACCTATCTTCCCTGACAAATCAGCCAGTATTTCTCCTGCATCAAATTCAGAGATCCCCCTGACATAATCGGTCCATGCTGAATAATTACCACTTTTGTCCACCAGGCGGGCGCGGAAATAAAACGCGGTACCGGCGGCCAGACCGGCCAGTTCGTGAGAGCGGGACGGGTACGGCACATCAGCCAGCAGTAACAGGTTCTGCCCGTCATTGGTTTTGCTGTACTGAATTTCGGTTTTCAGGGTGTCTTCCGTGAATTTCCCGAACTCCCAGTTCAGTTTGATCCCGAATACCAGTGTGGACGCACGGAAGTTCAGTGGCATCGGCGGATCACCCACCTTGCCGGTCAGCCGGGTTTCCTCTGAATATCCCCAGCCGCTGGAGATTTCCGCCGCGTTAATCGCCCTGACCCGCACCAGATAGCGGCCGGAATAGACCCCGGGCACGTCAAATGAAGTCGTGGCATTGCGCGGTACATTGATCCAGTTGCCGTCATCACGCCGCCACTGCGCCTCATAGGCAATGGCATTCTCTGCCGGTGACCAGGTAACCTGCATGGTTTCAACGCTGATCCCCTGGTTCACGACAGAATAAGAGTTAATGATGATATCTTTCGGCGGGAACTGGTTGCCGGGCGGAATAACACTGATTGGCCGTTCATCGAGTACCGCGCCGGTGTCTATCCGGTCGTATTTGTCCGGATCATGCATGGCCGCCGATATCGTGAATGTGCCATCATCATTCTCAGTCACACTCACCACCCGGTACTGCTGGGCGTACAACTCGTCTGATTCCGTTACCCAGACACATTCCGGTTCCGGCGTTTCACTGTATTCCGTGGTAACAGTGACCACGTTATCCGTGACCATCTGAATAGTGCGGGCCTGTGATTTACCGGACGGCAGGTTCAGCATCAGCCTGTCACCCGGCGCGGCATCCGGTTTGCGGTCGAGGGTGATACTCCGGCCATTCACCGCACTGACGCGGCCGCCGGTCACTTTCCCTGATAAGTTTTCATCCGCCACCGCAATGATGTACCCCGGCTGCGGGATATTGCCGTCCAGCCCCACACCGAATGTCACTACCCGGTCTTTGTTGTTGGTGAGTATCCCCCAGCGGCCTTTGCGGTTGGCCTCAGATTGCCGGGTGCAGCCGATTGCCGTCATTTCCAGCTGATTAAAGCCGAACCGGTAAACCAGCTCATTTTCAAACACCGGCTCCATCGCATCGGCATAGCCGTTCAGCGGATCCGAGTACGATACCAGCGCGGAGGAATAGCGGGCCTTACTGCTGCTGCCGGAATAGGTGAAACGGCCGTCCAGCACGTTGGCTTTGGTGTAACTGTAATCAATGTCACGCGGCATATCCGCCAGGGTGATAATCTGGTTGCCGCCCCAATAGGTCATACCCCGGAAGATGGCCGCAAAGTCACGCAGCACGGTATAGGCTTCATTACGATCCTGCACATACACATCACAGATATAGCGCGGCTCAGTACCGCCGCCGCCCTTGCCGTCCGGTACCGGCTGGTCACAATACTGCGCAACACGGTACAGTTCCCATTTATCGATATTTTGCATTTTGATGCGGTCGCCGAGGCCGAAGCGATCGGAAACCACAATATCGTAAAATATCCAGGCGGGGTTATTGGTCCATGCCCACTTAAACGAACCATCCCAGGTGCCGGAGTACGTCCGGTGCTCCGGGTCATAGTTTGACGGTACACGGATGATCCGCATCTTCGGCTCGCAGGTGACCTGCGGGATGGAGCCGTTAAACTGTTTTGAGTCAAACTCGATATACAGCAGCGCGGTATGCGGATACCTCAGTTTGGCATCAATCACCTCGGTGTAACTCTGCAGCACCATGGTGTCACCAATTTTGGCACTGTTGGCATCTGCCGTGATTTTCCGCACCCGCAGTGTCCAGGATGTGGCCGACTGTGGCAGATCAATACGGTGAGTACGCTCATAACCTGATGTAGTTTTCCCCTTCGCCCGGCCGTCCACAACCGTTTTCCAGCTGCCGCCGTCGGTCTGCAAATCAATGGCGTATTTCACCTCGTTACCGACCATGTCCCCGTTATCCTGCTGGCGGAACAGGGACGGCCATTTCAGGCGAACGCGGACAGCGGATAATTGCGGGTTGGTGAATGCGTGCGCCCACGGTGTGCTGCTCTGCACGGTAGTACCAACAGTGATTTCATTCTCCGCCGCCGGCATCCCCTGAATGTAGGTTTGTGCCTGAGTGCCGGGACGGTATTCCCACACCACACCGGGAAAGTTTTCTGATCCGTCAGCATTCAGCAGCGGGGTACCATCCAGAAAAATAGTCTTCCCGGTCAGCTCACCGGCAAATTCACCTTCACCGAGGGCGATCAGCAATTTAGCTTTGGCTACGGACTGTAAGTCGTCCGGTTGTTCGACGGGCGTACGCGGGCTGCCACCGCCACCTTTGCGGCCTGTGATTTGTGTCATTCTGGATTTCCTGCTGGATAACTGAAGGGAAAGTTACTGCTGATCTTCGACGTAAATTCCGGCTGAGATAACCGCGCCGCCGATGCGGCGCTTACCATAACCGATCGGTACCGGATAGCCCTGAGAAACGGTGTTCACCGGCGCACCGAATGCATATGATGGTTTATTTTCGCCCTGGTCTTTCATAGCAAGTCCGCCCGGCTGCGGGGACAACATCTGGATTATACCGCCCAGCATCATGGATACGCCGGTCATGGCCTGCCCGGTATGCATCGCTCCCCATGCCGCCACTGACGCACCGCCTGTCCAGAACGCAGCAGCCACCATCACCGCGCCGAAAATAACCTGCAGCAATCCCCCGCGTTTGCTGCCGATCACAACAGGCACAATCCGGATAACATCATCCGTCACCGGAAAAACGAGGTCATCCACCCCGATATTTTTTTTACCGCGAAATACCGCATACGTTAAGCCGCGGGATTTACTGGTATTCAGATAGCGTTCAAACCCGGGAATTGTGCAGCATAAAGCACGGACCGCTTCGGAGGTTGTGCTGACCAGGCGCTGATGTATTTTGCCAAAGGTTTTACCCAGCACACCGCCGAGTACAATTTTCACCATAATTTCCTGTGACATATTTCACCCGTAAAAAAAGCCGCCGGAGCGGGTCATATCAGTTGCTCATGACGCAGTACCATCACTGTACGGTCACGCCAGTAACCGCCATATGGTATCCGCTGGCTCAGGTGACCGTATAAGTGATGCAGAAGCATGTTGTCAGGCAATAAAATACCGGCATGATTGGCAACCGGTGCCTGTACCTGCATCACGATGACATCACCGGGTTGCGGGTCGTCAATCTGAATAAATCCCGCTTCCCGCCAGTTATCGGCGTAACGGTTCTCACCCTGCTCCCACCAGGGGTAATCCACCCGGTAATCCGGCAGTTCAATGCCGCGTTCCTGCCGGAACCAGCTCATTACCAGACCCCAGCAGTCCGTAAACCCGAGCACAAACGGCCGACCGAGTAATGGTAATTCACCGCGCGGCTGAACAGTCCGCAGATCCCCTTCCGGCCAGCTGATGATATACCACGGCACGCCAAGGGCATCGCACTGTGCTTTATCCAGTTCTGACGGTTGGGTGGTAGCATCCGGGTGACTGTGCACAATACCGGTCACCGTACCCCAATCCTCAGCAGCGGCGTAATCCTCCGGTGATAATACGAAGTGCTCTTCCGGTGTGGCCGCAATATTACGACAGGGAAAGTATTTCACCACCCGGGATTTTTGAGCTATTACTCCGCAGCACTCGCGGGGATATTCACGCTCTGCGTGTGCAAAAATAGCTGCCTGAATGTTTTTACGCATCATTATTTCCTCAGTAATGAGGTTCCCGGAAAGCCGCCGAACGGGATCGGATTATTTTTCCCGAAACGGTGAAAGCAGCCGGTATTCAGCATGCCGCTGCACTGATCCTGTGCCGGGTCATCCACGCGGTTGCCGTGTTTGTCAAAATACCCGTTCTGCCCGGCATAATCACAACCGTCACCGGATTTGTATTTGCCGCGTATGCACCAGGTACACATTGCATGCAGTTGCCGCGTCGGGATCAGCACCCCCTGCAAATCCATTGGACTGGCTAATTCAAACTCGATAACCTCATTGGTTTCCGAGGATTTGCTGTCGATATAAAAAACCGAGACTTTTTCCTGTGTCGGATCTGCCGCCGGGTTGCCATCCGGAAAATTCGCCGCATCCAGATAGTGTGCCAGGGTGTCGTGTATCGTGACTTTCGCTTTCAGCATGTCATCGTATGCCAGACACAGCGCGGTGATTGAACCGTCGAGGTTTGCCACCGATAACTTCGGCTGTGCACCGGATCCGGTGGTGGATGCCTCTATCCCTTCAATCTGCGCAGGCCAGGCCCGATACTCCTCTCCCTGCCACCAGATGGATTTCGCCGGTAATTTTTCAGGATCACCACCGGCGGCTGTAATTCCTGCCTCTGTATGTGGGATGTTGTATGCATGGAACCGCAAAATATCCGGCGCACCGAATGCGGTACTGTCAACCTCAAAAAGCCGGACGGCATTACCCGGTTCCAGCTTCTGGTAGTCATTTGTGATCATGGTTTAAATGCCTGGGTAAAAGTGAGAGAAAGTGAATAGTTGTCACCGCCGAGCGGGGTGAGCTTATGCTCGTCGCACCGGTACAGACCGACCGGCTCAAGCGGGGGTTTCCACTGAAAAGCCTTTATGCCGCCGTGACGGTCGATAAACTGACGGATAGCCGCGATATACTCCCCGCGACCGGTAAATTCCAGTGACCACTTCTGGCTGCGGGCGTTAATACCGTCACCGGACACCTGCTCATAACCATCACCGAACTTCGCCCTGCGGGTTTTATAGGTGATGTCCTCCGTGGGATTAACACGGGGACACCAGGTGAAAATTTCAATCATTGACGGACCCCTTTCGCAACCGACCAGATGGCACCGCCGGGCCGCAGATCCGTATTAATCAGCGCCCGGTAACGCTGGTCTACATACTGCCCAATCTCCCGGCCAAACTGTTCATAACCAACTGACGACTGCGTCTGGCTGCTGCCGTTACTGTCAATGGTAATAAACACCTGTGGTGCTGCAGAACCGGTATTCTGATTTCTGCCGATCGCCCGGACACCGAGAGAGCCATCCGCCGCCCGTGTTAACGGCATAATCGCTTCCGGTCCGGCCTCCCCCATCAGCCCGGCACCTTTGGCAAACGCAAAATAAGTCGGGGTGCTGACTATCTGATTACTGTACGCACTCAGGCCCGGGGAGTCATAAACCCCGCCCTTGGCATTTGCCGCAGCACCTCCCAGGAAGTCACCGACAGCACCAATCCAGCCACCGACACCAGACATGGACTTAATGCTGTTCACGATGGCAGCGTTGACCAGTATTTTCTGGATGGATTTAAGGACATCTATTGACCAGTCGCGCCAGCTGGCTTTGTTACCGTTCAGCATGTCAGTGATGTTATTCACCATACCGCCCATGGCGCTCTGTACCGCAGATGCGGTTTGCTCCGCATAGTCTCCGGCCTCAGCAACCCAGTCTTCCATCCCCCGGGTAACCCCGCTGGTCCAGTCAGACTGAACTTCCTTTATTTTCTGATATTTCAGGTTGAGCGCGTCAATCTCCCGGTTATAAGCTTCGGTCGCACTTTTTCCCTGATCAGATTTGGCATAAACACGATCAATCTGCTGGCGCTCTTCATACAAACTGCGCCGGTTTCCGCCCATCCCACGGGTTTTATCGATTTGTTCCGCTTCATCACTGAATTTACGGGCACCGTCACGCATCGCTTTCAGCGCATCATCCATTTCACGCTGCTTTCTGACCGCCTCGTCGGCCTTTTGTGTCCACTCCGCCAGGGCAACAGAGGATGCGCGGATCGCTTTTCGCTGCTCATCCGTCCATTTGGTACCGGCCTCATGCGCAGCCGCATACAGCTCTGCGGCTTTTTCTCCCTGCGTGGCCCTGACTTTCTGAACCTCCGTAGCCACACTCAGATCCGCCATTTTACGGGCATACTGCTCCGCCTGACGTTCCGCTTCTTTCTGCTCTTTATTGAAAGCACTCTGGGCGCTTTTACCCGCTTTCAGTTCCTTACTCAGCTTTTCCTGATTCCGGTAGGCTGCCACCTGATTATCAATATACTTCTGCCGGTTATCGGCAAATTCAGGTTTATTCAGCAGACCGATATCATCTGCGGCAAACTCAGCCTGCCGGATAACACGGGCTTCCCCGGTCAGTGCGGACAGTTCTTTGTCCCGCTCTGATTTCTGAATGAAATCCTGCTGTTTTTCGCTGAGAGGTGCCGCCGGGATACGCATCGGGCTGTTAACCAGAGCCAGGCGGTTGGTCAGGATCTGATTTCCGGCAGACATTATCCGGTTAAATTCGCTATGCTCCGCATTCACCATCAGTAATGAATGACGCATATTATTCTGGGCAGCAGACTGCTGACGAATAAGAAAATCACGCTGACTTTCGACCGCCTTCAGTGCTGACTGAATCTCTTCCGATTTTTTGCTCAGCTCATTAAGTCTGCTCTGTTCAACCGAAAGCTCATCCTGCGCAGCAGCCAGGGATTTAACCGCATCGTCCTGACTGATCAGATGGTTAATCAGATAGCCGTTGATGCTGGGGCCGGGTGAGGCCAGCATCTGCTGATATCCGGCTATCTCTGATTTTAATCCCTCGACTTTCTGACGCTGCTCATCAACCAGTTTATTTTGCGCCGCCAGAGCTTCTTTGGTTTTCCCCGCATTATCTGACGTTTCCGGCAACGTCATTTTGTTCAGATTTGACAGAACCTGATCGATAGCCCCGGCATATTCAAGTGCCGATTGTCTCGCCTGCTCCTGCTTCTGGTACATCGTGTACCAGGCACCGGCCCCCAGCATCACCAGTCCGGGTATCCCGCCGATAAGGCCGAGCGCCCCGCCCAGGAGACGGGTGCCGACAGACGTGACATTGTTCAGGTTATTCTGGGCAATATTGCGGGCATTCACGTTACGGGCAACGGAGGCCTGTGCGGCAGCCAGCCGCTTTTCTGCGGCAGCCTGTGCATCCGTTCCGCGTGATGCGGCGAGCGCCTGCTGTGCCCGGTATTCTGCCGCACGCGCTCTGGCGACCGCAATTTGTGTCCCGCGCAGTTGGGCCTGCGCAAGAGCGATCTCACCTTTTGTTGCATTTGCGACCCCGATGGTCGCTTTGACCACGCTGCCGGTCAGTCCGCCGAAATACCGTGCAAGGCCAACCCCGACCAGTGCCCCTGCAACAGTGGCGATGGTGTCTATATTTCCTGCAATACCATTCAGTGCACCGGTCAGTGTGCTGGTTGCGCCCGATGCCTCATTAGCCCCACCCACCCACGCCATAAAGGCATTTTCCACCTTTTGCGAAGCCATACTGACGGTCTGTGGTAACTGCTCAAATTCTTTTCTGAGTTGCTCCGTATTTGTCAGGATCGGAACGATTTTATCGGTAGTCAGTTGCCCGCTCTGTGCCATATCGCGCAGCCCGCCGATGGTGGTCCCCATCCCGTCAGCCAGCAGTTTTGCCAACCGTCCGCCGTTCTCCATCACCGCGTTAAATTCTTCACCGCGCAGAACACCGGAAGCCAGTGCCTGACTGAGTTGAGTAATAACAGAGCTAGCTTCTTCGGTGCTTGCACCGGACAGCTTCAGTGAGGTTGCGATGGTTTCAGTGACTTTTGCCACATCCCCCGAGGCATAACCCACATCACGCATCGACTGTGCAATACGGGCATACAGGTTGGTATTTGCCGCCAGTGACGTACCGGTACGCTGGCTCAGTGACATCAGTTCCTGCTGAGCACGGCTGAAATCCTCCGCAGACACAGAGGCCAGTTTCAGACGGCCGCTTAACTGACTCCAGGTATCGGCATAACTGATAAGCTGCTGCGTGGCAAAAGCACCGGCCATGGCCCCCATGACACCAGTTACTGTCGATTTTATTGATGACAGTTCATTATTCAGTTCACTGATTGCCCGTTTCGTTTCACGTGATGCCGATGCTGCTTTGCGTCCGCCCTGCTCCAGCGTCCGGTAATAGTTCTCCCCCATCCGTGAGGCGCGCGCTATTTCAGACTGAAACGAGGAGGAATTTGCCGATATTTTAATAATAAGCTCACGAAGCTTTGCCATTACGTCCTCTGCTATGTCAGTACAATCAGCTTTCAGATACCGATTTCAGAAAACCCTCCAGCCCGTCATCTGCCTCACCGCTACCCGTTTTTCCCCATTGCAGCATCGCATCATTCAGGCTGAGTTTGCCGCCCTGTGCGCCGTACAGCGATGAGACAATATGGGCCGTCTGTATGTCACTGCGGATGTCCCCGATCGGACTGAGGCGGTCAAAAGCCATCCACATGGTCAGCTCACCGGCGCTCATCGTTCTGGTCAGTTCATCCACTGTGCGCCCCATCCGGAGCGCAAGTGTCATCAGAAAAAACATCCCGGGCTGCGCTACTTTTTTTCCGCTTCATCCGGCGTGGTCATCAGGTCAAGCGCCTGTTTCAGTAAGCGGGCATGAACCGGCCCGTAAACAGCCATCACCGTTTCCGTGTCGTCATCACTGAACACCCGCTCTTTATCTTCATCCAGCAGCACATCAGAAAACATCACCACATCTGCACGCAGATTGCGCTGCGCCTGTTCTGCCTCTGACAATTTTTCATCACCGTCTGCGCCGGTATTCATCAGCTCACGCCATCTGAGCCAGGCTGCCGAAGACGGTTCCCGAAGAATAACGGTGACTCCGTTCCATTCAGGTACCTTCACCATCTTTGAACGGAAGGCGTTTTTTGGACTGAGTGCCAGTTCTTTTAATGACAGTTTCGGATTCGCCACGGCTTACTCCCTCTTTCCCGGCTCAGTTATCGCCCCGTTTTTCAGCGGAACAGGCTTACCTTTCATGCGCAGCGTGAAAGACGCGGTGACCAGCCCGCTGGTTGCCGCACTCCAGCTGTTCTGACGGACTTCTGCCAGGAAGGCATAACCATTACCTGACGGAAATTCCACTTTGAACGCATGAATAGTATCTTTGTCATAGGCAGTACGCAGAACTTCCTGGCCCTCATCCGGTGACCAGTTACCGGAGATCGTGATTTCCCCCGGAGAGGCCAGCCCGTTGGTCATTTCCTGCTCCGTTGAGCACAGGGTGGTGACATCAATATCCGACTTCTGCCCACCGGTATAACTGATCTCTTTGGCCGCACAGGCCAGCGGCAGAAATTCTGCGGATGCGGGGTTCACTTCTGTTGCAGGCAGCTTTGAAATACTGATTTTCGTGCCCTGCGTTTTTTCATATTTGCTCGGCATGATTATTTTCCTGTAAGCATAAAAAAAAGCTGCCGCAGCAGCTTGTTGTTCAAGATTACGTTATTGCCAGACCTGACACTCCAGCGTGGCCCGGAAAAGCGAGGTATCCGATTCATAGCCCTGCTTTTCTGTAAACTCTGCCGGTGAAAGCGGAGAAACAGCAGCAACAGACAGTTCACGGATCCGGCGGGCTTCATCGATGGTTTTTGCATACACATCAATCTGGATATTGGTCATTGTCTCAGCACGACCGCACAGCACATCGCCGCCGGTATCATAAAGTGAAAAAACACACCACGGCGGCTGAATTTTGGGTTCATCCTGCGGAGCCACATACGGAAAAACCCTGCCCGGCAGCACCGGGTCAAGCAAAGAAAACAAATCAGATTCTTTCATCCGCTCAGCACCTTATCGATAGCCTGACTGAGTTTGCTCAGCGCCAGATCCGCTGCCTCATCCGCTTTACCGTCAAATGCCGGACGGATAAACGGTTGTGGTGCCATTTTGGATGTGCCGTTTTCCAGAAAACGCCAGTAAAACGCATTACGCGGATCATCCGCTTTCAGTGTATTGTCGCTGTTGGTTCCGGCGGCATTGGTTCCCCGGATGTACACACCGGAGACAACCTCACCTTTATAACGGCTCCGCTGACCGCCGGTAACGATATTACGCGCCAGTTTTCCGGTCCTGACAGGAGCGCTCCGCCGGACCTCATCCCGCAGCATATCCGCTGCGGCTTTCGTCGCTTCCCGCAGCACACGGGTATTTTCAGCCCGGCTGAGTGATTCCAGATCACGGGACAGTTCAGCAAAACCGGACAAATCCAGCCCCATATCAGCCATCTTTCACCCCCTGTTTACACAGCAGTTCCAGCCGGGTAAATTTCACATCCGGGATCACAACCTGAATATCGTAGACCTGACCGCGATATACCATCCGGCATGCAGGATGAATATCCGGCCGGTACCGCATCCATACACGAACAGTGATTTCTGACATTTCCGCTCCGGCGGTCAGCAGTTCCCGGCCACTGACGGGTCTGACTTCCGTATTCACAGCCGGGCCAATATCAACCCATAACTTCTCTCTCTGGCCAGACGGGAGTATTGTGATTTCAGCTCTCTGAAATACAACTATATGTCTCAGACGACCAGCCTGCATAATTTCATCCTTACGGCCTGCGCCGGTAATCTCTTAAATGGCGGTACAAAGAGTCCGGTAATGACTGCCCCTCCCGGTTTTCATACCAAAATCCGACCATCTGTTTTAATCTGAGCACTATATCCGCACTTAAAAACAAGGTATCAGGATCGTCTTTATCAGGTTTTTCCGGGGTAAGCTTTCTGTTAGTGACCCGCTCAACTTCTGATATGGCAGCACTCAAAAATTGCAGTAAAAGATCATTATCATGGTCACCATCGATATAGCATTGCCTTTTCAGCTCTTCAATTGTCGGTAATGGCATGAAACCCTCCGGAAAAGCGGCATCTCTGCCGCCGTAATTAATCAGCCTCCTGCACCTGCAGCTTTCAGTAATTTCACAGCATTACTGTCCACCATCATGCTACCGACACGCTTCGTGGTATAGAAATGCACAAACGGCTTGTTGGTGTACGGGTCGCGCAGCATACGGATGCCGATACGATCCAGGATGGTGTAGCAGCGTCTGAAGTTACCGAACGCCAGCGGAACAGCACCGGCAGCCATATCAGCAAACTGCTCATTTTCCGCAATACCATATCCCAGTAATGCAGACGGCTGACCCAATTGCAGGCCCGGCTGCCACAGGTAATTCCCCTGGGAATCCTTCAGTGTGCGCACTTTGAATAACGTATTGTTATTCATCATAAACTTAGCACCGTTACGGTATGGTTTTCGCAGGGTATAAATCAGTTTCATCACTTCATCAGCGGTCAGTTCGGTCGGTTTCTTCAGCAACAGGTGTTGCAATTTGCCCCAGTCACGCTCCTTATCCGCTTTATCATCACTGCCGTAGGCCAGCAATCCTTTGGGCTTTTTACTGCCGTCTCCGCTGATGAATGCCGCTTCTTCCTGCGCTGCAAATTCAGTTGTCAGTTCACCGGTAATGAACTGCTCAACGTTGAAAAAGGCATCATCCAGCATGGTCTGAGTCGCCGCCGGATTGCCGTAAATTTCCCCCCACACCGGTTCAATGGTACCGAGTTTTGACGTGCTGGTTTCCGGACGGGCATCAGTCTCACCAACCCAACCGCTGCCGGTACCTCCCATATTCACGAGGCGCTTGTAATTCGGCGTGCCGACTGAGACAACATTACATTCCTGACGCATAATGACTTCGTCACGCAGAGCAGAAATAATATTGCGATCCAGTTCTTCCGGCACGGCATAACCACCGTCAGGATCAGAACCAATCTGCATGGCTTTCTGTTCCAGTTCGGCCAGGCCGTCATCCTTACCTTTGCGGACAAACAGTTCGAATGCACTTTTGTGTTCAGCAACATCTTTGTTTGCCACACCACCTGCCGGGCGTTTCACGGCGGCCAGCTCAGCTTCCAGCGACGATTTCAGCTCGTCCAGTTCGGATAATTTGCCGTTCAGAGTTTCCACTGATTCGGCCAGTCTGCCTTTTTCTGATTCGATGGCATCAATACGTTTGTCATTTTTTGACTTAAATTCTTCAAATGACGCTTTCAGCTCTTTTGCCACTTCACTGATATCTTTATGATCAACAGCCATAACAGCCCCTTACTGATTAAAATTAATGGATTTAAGTGTTTCCAGTGCATCTTCCTCTGCGTCACGCAGAGAGAGAGCATGGTAGCCGTCGGCCATAAATGCCTTAGCCTGTGTCCGCGACAGTCCGGCATCACGCAGGACGCGCTCAATACTTTTTTGTGACGGGATGTCACCACGGGCAAATGCCGATTTAACATCACTGACCCGGGCTTCATCATTGGACGGGAAGGTCACCAGGCTCACTTCCCACAGATCGATTTCTTTCAGGAGAAACGCCCCTTTACTCCGGTCGTACTCCCAGTCTTTCAGGATGTAGCCAATAGAAAGGCCGGATAATGATCCGGCCTTCAGATGTGCATGAGCCCGTTTTGACAGCGGGTCATCCTCGATAAGCAGCCGCCCTTTGACATACAGGCCGGTATCATCCTCCCGCATTTCGGTATACACACCGACCGGTTCGGAAATCTGGTGCTGCCAGAGCATGGCCGGAAGACCGCCCTTCTCCCGCCATTCACTAAGTGATGCCTGAAAAGCACCCGGCACAACAATATCGCTGTAGCTGTCTTTCACGCCGAAAACCGATCCGTATCCTTCAAATTCGCCGGTTTCAGTGACCGACTTTATTTTCAGCGGTATGTCCAGCCGCTGTTTAGTCATTATCGACATCCTGCTTTTCCTCTTTTTCCGGGCTGCTCTCAGGCTTTGTGGTCATGTTCATCGGTGTCAGCCAGATATCACCACCTTCACGCGGGTTGAGCTCTTCCAGTTCCCGGCATTCATTGGGTGAATAGATCCCCCAGTTAATACCGGTGGCATAAGCATCAAACCGTGATTTCATATCTCCGCGTAACAATGCCCCTGCGTTGAATTTCGCGTAAAAAACACCCTGTTTTGATGGTTTCACCAGTCCGGCATTGATACGTTGTTCTATTCGGGTCAGATAAGGCACCAGAGAATAATTGATAAAACCAATCCCGAGATTCTCAATGTTATTGAAGGTAGCCCGATCTGTATTCTGAATCATATGCAGCGGCACACGGAAAATACGGCAGATTTCCTCCAGCTGGAATTTGCGGGTCTCAAGGAACTGTGCGTCTTCCTATGTCATGCTGATTTGCTGCCATTTCAGGCCCATCTCAAGGATCATGGGTTTATGTGCATTAGCCAGTCCCTGATGCCGGTTTTCAAAGTCGGTTTTCAGCCGCTCCCAGGCATCGTCTTTCAGGTACTGGTCAGTTTGCAGGACACCGCTGGTTACCGCGCCGTTCCCGAACAGACGTGAGCCGTGCTCCTCCGTTGCCAGCCCCAGCCCGACCGCCTGTTTTGCATACGCTATCGGACTGAGTCCGGTTAATCCGTCCAGGGTGAAAATCCGCACATGCCAGATATCATCCTGTGTCAGCGTGTCGTGCCTTCCGTCCGGAAAAGTAACCTGATATTCAGGTTCCCACTTATTGTTCAGTTTTGGAGTAACTGAAGACGGTTCCAGCGGCAGCAGCTCCACCACCTCACCCAGCGCTTTGACTTTGTAAGCATAAAAATTGCCGCGCAGACACAGGCAGGCGATCAGTAATTCCCAGAACTCCTGCGGTGTCATGTAATTATTGGGGTTTACAGATAAAAGCCGGTTAAGCCGTTCACGGACAGCCCGGCGGTTGCCTGTCTCCAGCTGTTCATACAGAGAACACGGCAGCATGCCGACTGACTCCGCCAGCACGCGAACGCAGCTGAATACTGCGGTAAGCTGCATCGCCAGTTGCGGACTGACGCGACGGCCGGAATAGGTGTCATAGGTCAGACCGATCATTTCGCTGAGCTCTGACGAACTCATACCCGTATCGGATTTTCTGAATAAACCGGGAAAGAACATTATGATCCTCCGTTGTTATTCAGGCTTCCCGCTGATCTTGATACCAGATATGACCAGAGCAGGCATAAACCGCCGGCAGTGATAAACCCGGCAGCAGGCATCAGCAGCCAGGCACCGAACGCCAGCAGACAGGCACCCGCAACCCCCACCAGCAGGGCGGTAATAGTCAGTAATTTCATTGGATTTCCTCAGAGTGAACGTAAGCCCCTGGAAGATAAAACATCGGACAAACTTTGTTCCTGTTCCCCGCCGTTCACCATCTGGCGTGATTTGGCAGTAAACAGGGCAAACGGCCCGTCAATTTTGTTTTCCGGTGTCGATTTGTTCGGGAAAATGTTGTCATTTCTGTCCGGTTTTACCGTCACGTTAGACATCATCCAGGACATTACCGGGTTGTGGTCATGATGAAATTTGCCGGAATATACATCAGCCTGAACGGTTTTCATCGATTCAGACAGGTTTTTCACCGTCTGCGCCACCTCCACCAGCGGAATACCTTCTTCCGCCAGGCGGCGGGAGAACTGAACGGCACTCCACGGGTCAAAACCGAGTTCACGTAAATCCTCACCTTCGCACCATGCCAGAATGTCGGCTTTGATGATGTCGTGATCGACAACCTCACCGTCCGTCAGTTCAAGATGACCGGCAGCTCCCCATTTCCGGTACAGGTCAGCGATATGCTTCGGTGCAGTCACCACTCTGTCCTCCGGCAGCCAGAATTTGCACTTCATATGCAGTTGTCCGCGCGGATCCTCATACACTTTAACGGCTGCGGTCACATCGATTTTGTTTGACAGATCCACACCAACCCAGACCGGGTAATTTTTCAGCTCATCATCCGGCGCATTTTCAGGGCAGCTGTCCCACTTACCGGTATCCATCCAGGCGGATTCGGCATTCACCCACATATTGAGGTGCTTGGTCAGGAAATTAGGCCGGGCCGCAATCTGCTCTTTTGCCTTTTTCGCCAGGCGGCGCATATCGTCAAAACGCTTACAGACCCCCAGCCCCGGATTGGCTTTTATCCAGATGCTTTCATCGAACGGGTCATCATCCTCATCCGGTGTGTAAATTGCCGCGAAAAAGGTGTCATCCTCCACCACGCCCCGCAGCACCTTGATGGCGTAATCCCGCAGTTCGTAGCAAATGCCCTCGCGGTTAAACCCCGCCGTGGTGATCGCAAACAGCAGGGATTGCAGACGGGCACCGGTCGCGGTTTCCAGCACATCCCACACATCACGGGTTTTGTGGGCATGAAGTTCGTCCACAATGCCGCAGTGAATATTCAGGCCGTCGAGGTTATTTGCGTCACTGGACAGCGGCTCAAACTTGGATGCAGACCGCTCCTGGTAAATCGCCAGCTTATTAAATTCAAACAGGCGGCAGAGTGAGCTCCTGGCCTTTTTGACCATGTTTTTTGCATCTTCAAACACAATACGGGCCTGGTCACGGGTGGTGGCCGCCGAGTAAACCTCGGCGCCACCCTCACCGTCAGCGCCGGTCATGTACAGACCGATACCGGATGAAAGGGTGGATTTGGCGTTTTTACGCGCCACTTCGTTATAGGCAGTACGGAAACGGCGAACCAGTACCGGATCGCCGTCATCGTCGTGCTGAGCTTCTCCGCTGAGTTCATCAACCAGCGGGATCACAAAGCCAAAGATATTAATCAGAATAAAGGTATGCCACGGCATCAGCTCTATCGGCTTACCTGCCAGCGCCCCTTTGACGTGCGGGACAAACTGGTAAAAATCCAGAATATGCTGGGCGCGTTCTTCAATGAAAAAGATGTCGCGCTCAGGGCCACGCTCTAAATCATCAAGAAACCGCTGACACGCCAGGCGTATCAGTTCGCCCGTAACTATTTCTCCGGCAACCACCTGCTCGGCGTACCGGATCCCATCTGCTACGGTTGCCATTCATCATTTGCGCTTTTTCATAAATGCCTCGAAAGGGTCTTCTTCGGCTGGTGTGTTAATCGTTACCTTCGAGCGGGACGCCGGGGTCATACCAAATTCACCCAGCATTGCCCGGATCCGTTTCCAGGCATCGGCTTTCATTGCCGCCACCGGGTGTGCTTTTATCAGTGGTCCGCCATCACTCTGTGTTGTGTAGGTGTAACCTTCTTCGTCCAGGGTGTCGCAGTGCTGCCGGTATTCGGTGTATGCCTCGATCAGCAGCTCCAGCGCTTTGGCATCCATCGAACTCATCACGCCCATGGCATCGAGTTCTTCCCCGATCCGCTTAAACCAGTATTTCCCCTGCTTGGTAAAATGCTTCGGAGTTGGGGGTACCCCTGACGGCGGTTTTGGTTCTTTTTTATTGATCGGGCGTTTTGATGGGTTACCCCTGACCAAACGCAGGTGTGACGGGGTTTTCGGTGGTCCCGACATAATCGTTTTCTCCTATTGATTCCCATCCGGGGATCCCGGAAAAAAGTTTTCTAACCTGCGGCGATCTGAAAAGAGGCAAGGCGGCGGTCCCGGATAGATAAAGCTGCAGGGATTTGACCTCCCCCTCCCCCATGCATCATGAGCAGTCAGCCGCGATTGCGTTCTGTTGCCGTCTTGCGGTAGTGGCACGGCCAGCACAAGCTTTGCAGATTGCTTTCCGCATCGGTTCCCCCATGAGCCTTGGGTGTGATGTGGTCGACTGTCTTCGCCTCGGTTGCCCGGCCTTCGCGCAGGCATTGCTGGCACAGATATTTATCTCGGCTCAGAACCACCAGCCGCAGCCTGTCCCATTTGGTGCCATAGCCACGTTCCTGTCTGCTCTTACCCTGCTGGTGGTTCTCCCAGCCTGTATTACGGTGTTCTTCGCAGTATCCGCTGCGGTCGGTAGTTGTCTTTGCGCAGCCACGTTTGCGGCAGGCGCGGGGGATGCGTAATGGCATAGATTTCCCCAATAAAAAACCCGCCGAAGCGGGTTGTTGTGCTTTATTTGCTGAAATATTTAATATTCAGTCCATTCCGTATCCCGGGGAATAAACCGAAATATAATCTTATTGAAATATAAGTATTCTTTCTCTGTCAAAACCATGTTCACCGGCAAAGCTGAGATACTCATTTAACAGCTCTGGCGGCATAGCTGGTGTACGTGACAACACCCACAGGTAATCTTTATCGGGGCCAACAACCAGTGAGTACTGATAGCCATCATCAAGCTTAATAATATTGTAACCTCCATAGAAAGGTCCGAAGAAAGATACCTTTAACGCCCCTGTATCGGCTGAGTTAACAAAATAGGCCTTTCCGGTACTCTCTTTCCATTTATTGTTACTCGCATCCCACCCCCTGTTGATAACCTTCACACCACCATCATCACGAAGAGAATAGTTAGCTGTAACTTTGCTTAAGCCTTTTTCAAAACGATTATCTATCCTGGCAATTTCATACCAGTCACCTAAGTAATGAGATAAATCAAAAGGTTTAACCGGGGTTATATCTTTGGGTACCTTGACACTGCATCCATTAAGCAGAAACATGCCCAAAAACATAAAAACTGACTTTATCTGCATCATAACCTCATCAAGTTATTAACCAATGAGATACTTTCGCATAAAAAATGTGCTTGTACGATCTATTCGATATTCAGCTGTAGTCATTACCCTTGTCTCAATACCATCGATACACAAGCGGATCTATAGGAAGGTTCTGGCTGGATGCATGGCTGATTTCCTGCAGGTAAGGTAATACTTTACCCAACACCATAAACGCCTGACATATGATTCACTTTATCTTAATGAATCACATTCGTAAAAAGCCCCACCATTTAGCAATGGTACTATTGATTTACCAGCAAAATTGCCTGTATATTGAGCATCGTTGTTAGAGTAAATATTCTTTATCAATTGCCTATTTGCCCTGTTCTTACAGGGCATTTTTTATTTGTTCCGCATATTGTAATTACGGAATTATCGGGGATATACTCAACCCGAAGATCACAATAAAAATATCCTGAATCTTTTATATATACCCCCTCGTCATGGGGGGCTTTTTTACTTCATTCTCTCCGCTTCTATCTCCCGTATTGACCGCTTATCGTGATTACAGTCAGCTATCGACTTCATGACATCAGCCAGCAACAGGATTACATCGCCGTAAGTAAGTTCATCAGGAATAACCGGCTGCTCACAATCAGCGGTCAGTTGCGGCGGAAGCGGCACCACCGGCGCGGGTATTAATTCCGGTCGCGTATCTGCGCAACTCACTGACAGCATCAGCGGGAACAGGAGCAGCAGCGCATTCGCTGTCCTTAAATACTGTTTTGATAACTGTCTTAACGTTGACATGCTCTGTATCCTCAACCTGTTTGGCTTTGATATTGTCGAGTGCTGCGCGGTGTCTGATGGCAACGGCTGAAAGCGTGATGGTATTTATCGTCTGCTGTGCTGACAGCTGTCCGGACAACGTTATGTTATTCACCTTCAGCTGCTGGTTATCCCGGTAGGTGTCATATACCCACCAGGCAGCAGTAATAAACAGCGCAGCAATTACCGCTTCTTTCCAGTTCATGGCGCTTCACACTCATAGTGGATCACACCGTCCAGCGGGTTACCCGGCAGAGGCTTACAGTGATTCGGGAGTGAATACAGATAACAGCCCGCCAGTAGGCAAGCCGTAAGAAGAATGATCGCGTTGATGATCAGCATTATGGGGTTCCGTGACATATCGCTTTCTCCGTCTCGCGCCGGTTAATCAGACCCTGCCACCGCTTACCACCGGAAAATGTCCAGCGCTTCATTTCGTCACACGCACCGGCGATATCACCGGCGTTGAGTTTATGCAGCATAGTGGAGCGCGAGAACGCGCCGGGGCCGACGTTGTAGACAAATGAATAGATGGCCGCCCGGGTATTGTCATCAATCGGCACTTTAATCATAGGATCAACCGAGTGCCGGACTTTCGTCAGGTCGTCGTGCAACAGGGCCTTGCATTCAGCGTCCGTGTACAGCTTGCCGGGCTGAATATCACTGCCGGTATGGCCATAACATACGGTGAGCACTCCGGCCACATCACGATAAGGCATATACTCAACACCTTCATATGCGGGGATCAGCACCAGCGCACCGGCAATTGCCCCGGCAGCACAAGCGGCCATTACCTTTTTAACCAATCGCTTATTCATGATGTTCACCTGCTTTCAACTGGAATTCCTTCCGTTTGTAATACCAGTTAACCAGGAACGTACCGACGGTACAGATGATCCCGGCAACAATGGCCCACTGATCCAGAGATAAAATGCCAAAGGCAGAGGTTATAAGCCCCCAGGCATATGCTGTAGGGCTGGAATATTTGTCAGACATGCGCATATCCACCCCCTGCGGAGTGTTCCGTATGTTGAGTGATAGGGTAATGCCACAACCGAGTTATATGTTTTAAACAGGTTAAAATGAAGTGGCTGCGGCATGGTTCGGATAATCCCACCAGCGGCGGGAAAGCAATAAGAAAAGCACTGTGACCGAATACGGATTAGGTAATGAGCCTGTCGCATTCCAATGCTCTTATTGTTGCGGGCAATAAAAAAGACCGCACATGGCGACCTTTGAAATTTATGAAATATTTTTTATTTCACCCTTTTACTCTGATAGCATCAGGCTCTGATAGTTTGCAATATGGGGTTAACTGACATGTATAAGGCTGGAACATTATTAATTATCGTACCTTTTCTTTTAGCTACGGGGTGCTCACCAAAAATCAAACACCAAACCGGTCAGGATGCATGCGTAATAAAAATGGATACTCCGGAAGGGAACCAGCCAGGCAAAATAGACCAGGTTGACGGAAACAGTCCTGAATGCAGAGCTATAGAAAAATCAATAAACAAAGCTATTTGACTTATTTATCATAGATATAAAAACCACTGATTATTTAATCTAACTACGCATCCACACCAAACTTTTACAGCGTGATAATCAGTTGTTCGGAATAACCGAACATGTGAGCTATCCGGAAACTCCGGAGAGTTGAGCCTGTAAGATTATCACTGAGTCTCTTCATCATGCTGGTTTATGCATAACGGACATAAAACCACTGCCCCTCTTGCCACAACGATAGCCTGCTGAACCGCAGCGTGCTCTCCCCAGTAGTATCCAACATACACTGTACTTTTTGCCTGTTGTAATTTCGGACATGCCTTTTTATGCAGAACAGAACAAGTATCGCTGCCCGGTAACGTCAAAAAATAATCCATATACCCCGCCTGTTATTCTTTTATTCACAGAAATATGGATAACACCCTGACAAGAATTTTAAAAATTAAAAAAACTGTTGATTTCGACCTTAGTCTGCTCAAACCACCCCACTTCCATCCCGACACCCAATATCCAGCGGTTATGCTTCAGTACGGCTTTCAGTTTTGTTCCGGACCCCGCCGATCACATCACCTTCTTCCTTACCACCGGATTTGCACTATATTTAATACAGACAGAGCAAATTTAAGATTGCCAGCATGAAAACCTATACCGGTAAACGAGTCCCTTCATATCATTCTGAGTGATAATCAAAACAAGGCATCTCACCATAGTTAATCTTTTTTAATTATATTACGTGTAAATACATACTATTACGCTATAATAAAAAGGTAATGAAATTTCCATAAAATAATGTCGCTTATTCCTTATGCCGGTTATTCCCAAACCGGCTTTTTTTGCATCTGAAATAAGAAACTGATTCAGTTCAACCGAACTGACCTGCGCTACCAGAGTCTCTCAGCAAGTATCCAGTTATTCGGAATAACCAAACATACGGCCCTCGGAAACTTCGGAAAACCTAACATGAAAGCCATTCTTACAAGTTGGAAAAATAAAAAAGCCTCACCGAAGTGAGGCTTACACCGTAGTTATACCTTTAATCCACAAAATACTATTAACAACGGTGCATTATATATTATGTTAGGACTGTAATTTTCAGGCCTTGTAAAACCCGCCAATATTGGCGGGTTTGGAACAAAAAATCAGAAACTAAGCCTTTATATCTTTATTTTCAATAGCTATCAACTGTGGTTTTTCTTCTTCCGGAATTTCATACTCTATATCCAATGTCAGCAATCCGCAGGATAATTCTGCATTCCGAATTTTGACATTCTTACCAAGGTTAAATTCTAATGAAAACTGGCTTTTTAATATCCCTTGGTGTACCCATTTCTCTGATTCATTAACTACTTCTGCAGGTTGTTTACCCTGAATACTAAGTTTGCCACCTTTCAATGATACCTCAAGATCATCTTCCCTGTATCCGGGAACACTAACCGTCAGTTGATAGTGCGCATCATTTAATTGCTTCAGGTTATATGGATGTTCTGAGGTTATTGGCCTGTTGCCCGTAAGTTGACTGAATAAACGGTCCATCTGGTCAAAGCGATTTGACAGCAAACTATCAGATAATGCCGGAAATAATGAAAAAGAACTAATGTTCTGCATAATTCCTCCTTCAGTATTTCAATTTATTCTTTTTAAATACACATCATGGTATAACTTACCCTGATGCGTTATTTATATAGGGATGAGATCTTGACTTTCAATGACTCATTTACATTTCTTTACAAAAATCACTTCGTGACCAGCAACCAACCTCAGATTTTACAGCATAAAAATAGTTAAAAAGGCATTTGAATTTATAGGGTAATAGACAATCTACTAAAGATGCCCCCTGTTACTCAATAATTTACCTCCGATAATCAATAATGTCCTATACTTTATAGTGAAAAGCAAACCGGAGAGAAAAGTATGTATAAGAATATTCTGGTACCGATTGACACTTCTAATAAAGCACTGGTTAACCATGTCATCCCTCACATCGAATCTCTTTCAAAGTTTGATGACCCGCACATACATTTTTTAGTCGTTATACCAAGCTACAAAATGTTTATCGGCCTTTCATACGGCATAGAAAAAGAAATCATTACAGAAGATAATCAACGATTAAAGTTAGCAGAAGCTGACCTTAAAAATGAAGTTTCAAAATTTAATCTTCCGGAAGATCGGGTTCATTATCATGCAATTCTTGACACTCCGATAGATGGGATTTTGACTACCGCAGAAAAAATACACGTTGATTTAATAATCATCAGCTCAAGATCACCAAATATTTCAACCAAATATCTACTTGGGTCTACTGCATCAGCTGTAGTCCGCTATGCAGAAACATCCGTCCTGGTTGTCCGCTAATACATATCGCCCGCCATAGCGGGCTTTTTCATATACAATTATGACACTCAATACTGTCCATATCATACCGAAGTATTTAGCTGTTCAGAATGACCGAACATGTAAACAGCTCAGAAGAGTTAAACCTGTAAGTTATCGATACACACCAGACTAAGATGTAAAAACACATATTATTCAATTAAATACATAATTTTTATTAGCCGTCATTAGTAGATAGGCGACGAAAATAACCTTTAATATAATTTTTAACAATCAAACCGCATATTTACACATTTAGCCTGAATGTAAAAATTGCCTGAACTTACAAAAATTATTTGATTGAAAATAATTAGTGCTGGTTTTTTTTATTCAGCTTCGCAAGGCTGTCACATGCCGACTGAAACCCACCAAAACATGCTTCATCATACAATGACTCGGCCTTTGGTTGGCTTTTTTCAACGCCTTCACCAGAGAGATGCATCTCTGCCAACTTTGCCAGTGCAAATGCATATTTTTGATCGGCCGCTTTCTTATACCACTCCGCTGCAACGCGGTAATTCTGCTCTATTCCCTTCCCGTAATAATACATTTTCGCAAGCTGGTATTGAGAAAATGCATTTCCCTGTTCAGCTGCTTTCTTATACCACTCTGCCGCTTTTAAAAAGTCCGGATTAACTCCATCACCGTCTTCATAGATAGCACCAAGACGAAACTGAGCACCAGCATTTCCCTGCTCACCTGATTTATGAAACCACTCAATAGCCTGCCGGTAATCCTGTTGCACTCCCTCCCCCTGAAAATACATCTCCCCCAGAGAATATTGTGCGTACTCATTACCCTGTACCGCAGCTTTTGTATACCAGTCAGCCGCCGTTTTATAATCTATGGGAGCACCATTACCGTAGTAGTAATAAGATCCGATTGTAACCTGGGCACCAGCGTCACCACCATTTGCCGCCTCGCATAATGCCGAATCCTGAGTATCGAGCTCACAATTCGCTGAGTATGCAGTATCCGTGTGAATCAAAAAAAGGCACAACAATATTTTTTTCATAATAGTTCCCGTTTTGCAGTTAACGGAAATCATATCAAAAACAAAAATTGCAGACATAAATAACTGCGATTGTGAGGTTTCAGCTCATAAGTAATGGGTATAGGGCACCCAATGACAATCTTTGTAACTTATTTGTACAGAGAATTTTCTCCCGGAGGTCTGGTCTTAAACCTTCTGTGTGCCCACAAGTATTGGTCCGGAGCATGCATGATTTCTGCCTCAATAATCTGATTTAGTTTCTCAGCATCTGCCAGGTCATCTCCACACGGAAAATCAGCAATTTCTTTACCAATTATTAATTCATAAGGCCTCTTACCACTTTCATTATTTCTTATCATCGTTGCAGTAAGTATCGGCGACTTCGATAATTTGGCTATAGCTGCCACTCCTTTTGATGTAGAAGCATTAGCTACCGAAAAAAAAGGGGCGAAGATAGTACCTTTAGTTCCAAAGTCCTGATCCGGAGCAAACCAAATAGCCTGCCCGCGTTTTAGTTCCGATACCATAAACTTCAGATTCTTACGGTCGATCATCCCGCTTCCGGAACGGCTTCGGCATCTTGTTTGTGTATACTCCATTGCTTTATTGTTGTGGGGACGATACATAGCATTTACAGGAAAACACAGCCCCATAACTCTGCCCCCAAGTTCCAGCGACATGGAATGAATACCAATAATTAAAACACCATTATTTTTGTCATATACATCATTAAAGTTATCACAACCCGTTACTCTAAATATTTCATTAATTTTTTTGTCATTCCAGAACCAGGCAATACCGGTTTCAAATAATGCAATCCCTAAAGATGACAGGTTGCTTGCAACCATACTCTCTATCTGGATTTTATTTCTGTCAGGAAAACATAATTCTAAATTTTTTTTAATTATGGATACCCGCCTTTTCAGGAACAAACCAGAAAAACGACCTAACTTATCGCCTAAAAACACAAGCCATGGATAAGGCATCTGAACCAAACAGAAAAGCAACAGGATACCAATCCAGGTTAAAATGTACCTTGGGTGAAGAAGCCTGATAGAAAATTTATTCAGAGAATACATTTTTTCCTGATAAGGAATAATTACTGCATAATAAAAAGACCTGATAATATTATCAGGCCTTGGAATTTAGTTTTTCTATTGCCTGGACAACAGCATCACCGTTTTACAAAAAATGCATTTTGCACCATGCGGATTTGATGCAGAAACATCAAAGTGCGAAGTCCGGTATTGTGTTCCACTGCAACAGGGGCACTGAAAAAACAGTGCTATTATCATTGGTGCGCCTTAGAGACCCACCACATTTGATGCAGACGGACCTTTTGCCCCGTCTTCAATATTGAAGGTAACATTCTGACCTTCAAATAATGTTTTGAAGCTGTCACTCTGAATCGCAGAGAAGTGAACAAACACATCTTTGCTACCATCTGCCGGAGAGATGAAGCCAAAACCTTTCGATTCGTTAAACCATTTTACTGAACCAGTCATTGTATTAGACATAGAATTTCCTTTAATTTTTTGATTGCCATAAGGCATATGAGGTTTGTTTTTTATTTTTACTTATGGGAATTAATTAGAAGGAATTCGCAATGAAGTGGTATCGAGGATAACGCTAAATGGTGAACGACTTTAAACTGACTAGCATAAATAGGCCTGTACTTCCAAACCAGTGACCCCATTAAGCCACAGATGATCACAAATAGCAAACTTTATTATTTTATCCCTCAGATGTTACGTATCACTACACGTAAATCACGACTGATTTAAACAAATTATCTTATCTGTTTATCAACATAAAAAAACCCCGTAAAAACGGGGTTTCAGTTTGTAATCAATACGACACAGAAATAACTCTGATCACAATAGCGTCTTTTTTACGATCGTAAAGCATTAATTTTTAAATCATGTAATTTGTTCATAAATGTCCGCATACCTCCATGATGTGATGTACCGTCCATTTCCAGTTTTACATCTCCCATTATGAGCATTCCTTCCACCAGCCCTTCTGCCTTCTGGAGTTTTTTCCCTATGTGAGTGTCTGAGCACCCGTATTTCTTGGCCAACTGAATAAACGTCTTACCGAAAACATAGTAATCAAAAAGCAGATCATGCATATCGCTGTTGCGGATGTTCAGTTTTGCCATAATGCCGGATATCACCAGAGCATCATTATCAGTACATTGCTGACGACTCTTAACTTTTTCAGGGATCAGCCCTTTAAACCCGGCAGCAATTGGTGACCAATATACTGATTCCTGATTATCAACAACCCAAGCCCCCCACCGTTCTAACACCTGGCGAATATCACGCATACATTACCTCGTTATTTTGCAGGCTATGAGGTTTAATATCTTCCGATAAAACAGAAATGACGCTTCCCGTATAGTTGCCCTGAAGAGTAGTGTTGCTCCAATGTTTCTCTCTCATTGTTCTCACTCCTGTATGCCTTTCATCTCGAACTCGGTCATAAGCACACCGATGTAGATTATGTACGCTTCGCACCAGGTATCCCGGTGAAACGTCCTGACTGTGTACCGGTTTATTTTCAACTCAGTCGCCAGTGTCGCCTGATTACCGTAGTGTTCAGGTATCGGTGTAATTTCAGGTCTTACGCTTTAACTCCCTCACTTTCGCACGGTACTCATCGCGTATACGGATATAGTCTTCCCGCTTCCAGTGCGGTATCTCATGCGGACCGCGTAACCAGTCAACTAACTCCTGTCCAAATTTTTCAATCAGCCGTAACTCGTATTTCTGCGTTACAGTGTTATTTTTGTGTGAGAATTTACCGGCCCCCGCATTGCATGATTTACATTGCTTATAGGCATTTCGCTCCTCAAACCGCAGCTCAGGATGTGACCCGACAGACAGAAAATGACCGCAGTCCCACTGCCCACCATGTAAATCAGGCGGATTAGGTTCACCACAGCTGATGCATGGTTCATCGCGGTCTCTGAGTCTGATGAATTGGTTAAACGCTGTTTGTGCTTGCTGTCGGAAATATGAGGTGGGTTTTACTGCTAACTTGCGGATTTTTAATTTATCTTTTGCTTCACGTTCTTTTTGCTGCTGCTCCTTTCTTAATTTGGCTTCAGCCTTTTCCCTTTCCCTGCTTCGTCGCTTTATTGCCAACTCAGCGCCATGCTCCGGACAGCACCACCATTCGTTACTGAATTTCGGGTGAAACAATTCTCGGCATATCAGGCATTTTCGCCGCGGTTGCTTTGCCACTCTCACCATCTCCTTTTATCTTCTCGACTACTTCAAGATGCGGACATTCACCGGCGCACTGGTCGCAAACATAAACTTCATCGTCGGCCAGTCCTTCGCCGCATATTGCGCAGTTCATCAAACCCTCCCCTGTAATAAATAATTACGCGAACCCACCATGCTTTAGGTGCAAAGTGGAGTTTTTTCCGAAGATCATTGATTAATAACTGCTGAACGTTTTTTGCTCACTTTTTAGCCAATCTGGTCTATTATTAATCTGAGTGAATAATGAATATCGGAGGAACTATGTACAAAAATATCCTTGTTCCGATTGATGTATGGGAAAAAGAACTCACTGATATGGTTACTCCTCATGTTGAAAGCCTCGCTAAACTTGAAGATGCCCGTATCCATTTTCTTGCGGTTATACCAGCATTCCCATATGGTGGTTTTGAAAGTGGTTTGTCTGTCGCGGATCTGGAAAAGCGACTGATAGATTCCACAAAGAAAGAATTAGGCGAGATAATCAGGAAATTCAGTTTGCCGGAGGACAGAGCAGACAGATATATCGTAATTGGTCGCCCAAAAGACAAAATACTTGAACGTGCCGAAGCTATTAGTGCAGACCTGATTATCATCGGCTCCCGTCGTCCGAGTATTTCTACCTATCTACTCGGCTCCACTGCTGCGGCAGTCGTCCGTTATGCCAAAACCTCAGTTTTAGTTGTCCGCTGACACCAGTCGCCCGCTCCGGCGGGCTTTACCATTTCTTCTCCTGACTCCCTGCACTAGCGAGTCGAACCAGGTAACATCTGACCGACCGAACCCCGGCTCAATGTATGCCTTGCTGACCACCTTCCCGCAAAATTCGATTAGCTTTCTCTCACCATGCCCGCTAACCGGCACTAACTCACCACTGGATTCACGCATGTAGCGATACAGTCTGGTGACAGCATCTGGTGATATTGCAAATAACTGACTCACATGGCGATTGTGCCTCGTTGTACCAACCTTTCGCAAACATCCGATATACAGCATTTTGTTGGTAAACCACTTAATGAACTCTGTCGAGTTTCCTGTGCGCAGCCCAGCTTCGTGATTGGTGAACGAATCCAGATCGCGACATGCCCTGATTATGTCAACGCATACTTTGAATTGTTCGTCATTCATCGCCATATCCTGTTAATCATTGCCCGTGGTGTTGGTTTCAGATATCTGACTACCGGCAGATACACGGTGACGTCGAAATACTGAGGATTGATATTCAGTGACTTCACCGGGTTATATCCCTTACGCCTGTAGTAAATGCAGAGATTATCGGCTTCGTCATTGGTGAGAAGTCGGTGTATGTGCGGTTCTTTCATACGTCCTGCTCCTATTCCTGATGTCCGTAATGATTAAACCTATATCGTGCGGCGCGGGGTTTTATACCTTCACCTATAGCCCACGCCTGCGAATATTCGATTAAGCTTGTCATGAGCTTCTTACTCATGTTTGCGGTACTTTCTCTTGCCAGCGGTACAATCTCTCCCTCAAGTCCCGGAATAAGCGTCCCGTCACGGCCTGTCGCCTTTGCATGTCCGGATACGAAAATACATTTCCAGTCCTGCAATCCCCACGTATTGCCAGCCCATACAATGCCCTGCTCTGCTACATTGCCGCACAGCGCATGAAACATGTCATTTTGGGGAAGGGTTCGCTTCGGATCGGATATTTTTACTTCGAGGGGGAATTCTTCGTTAAGCGGGAGATTGTCGAGCTCTGCCTTGAGATTTCTGAGTATCTGTATATTCCTGAGAAGGAATGTCTGTTTTTGCATTCAACCTCCTGAGGTTATCGGTTGCCGTTAGTTTCTTACGGGTGTATTTTAATTTCTTCGGGTCGTTAGCTCAGCCGGTAGAGCAGTTGACTCTTAATCAATTGGTCGGGAGTTCGAGCCTCCCACGACCCACCATTGCGGTCATCGTATAATGGCTATTACCTCAGCCTTCCAAGCTGATGATGCGGGTTCGATTCCCGCTGGCCGCTCCAATCATTTCAAAAAGTCTCCTGTCCTGGGTTATGACGCTACTTAACCTGCCTGCGGAAGCTTTCCCATGTGAAATTGATAACGGTCGGCGAACCCATTCTCAGGCGGTCAATAACCCGATCACCCAATGCTTTTGCCAGTTCGTCAAAATTGAGATTGGTCAGCACACCTACCGGTTTTTTATTCGATAACCGGCGGTCTACCACCTGAAAAATAATCAGTTCTTCGTTCAGGTTATTGCGCTGCACGCCAACATCATCCAGCACCAGTAAATCCACTTCACACAGGTCGCTGATCAGCTGCGACTCAGTAGTTTTTGCCCCTTTCTGGTATGTCTCACGGACACGCATCATCAGGTCTGGCAGAGTGGCAATCAGAATGCTTTTCCCGTTCCGGATTATCTGGTTGCCGATAGCCGCTGCCAGATGGTTTTTACCGGTGCCGGGATTACCGCTGAAAATAAATCCGCCAAATGATTTACCAAACTCAGATGCGTACTGCTGTGATTTACTGAGTGCCCGCTGTTGTTCCGGCGTTGTCACCAGATAGTTCTCAAACGTGCATTCCTGGTGTAACGGGCTGATACCGGAACGCCCCATGATTTTATGCAGTCGAGCCACACGGTTTTCGTCAGCAATCCGTTTCGCATCGATAGCGCCCTGCTCACGCTGCCACGCCATCAGCTCAGCGGCATTCGTGAATTTTGGCTTGATGTGCTCCGGCTTCATGCGGTTAAACCTCGCCAGAGTCTGTGCTGCTGTTGCCATCAGAAGTCCTCCGGTATGAATTGCTGAACACGCTTAGGCCGGACAATGCGCGGCCGTGTTGGTGGTGATTTCGGCATAAACAAGCCAGTCCAGCCGTTTGATATCGATTCGTCGATTACGCTCTCAGGTGTATACCCTGCCTCGTAAAATTTAGTCAGCCTGGATATCAGCCCGTTTAGTGTCTGTTTTGTCTTGATCGGTTTTTTCAGATCTTTCCGGTAGGTAACCCAGTTCACCCAGGTATCACGGCTCAACCAGTCAGGCAGCGGGTGTGCATTTGCATCAAAGGGTTCTGGCTTTGCCGGTTTTTCAGGTTTAGGGGATATAGGGGTATATATATTTTCTTTTTTCTTTAAAGTATTTCTTTTGTGTGTCTCCAAACCAGAGACATCATTTGTCTCTAACTTAGAGACTTTTTTTGTCTCCAGATTAGAGACAGTGTCTCTAAGTTGATTTTTCCACGCCGAAACCTCCTTGTTAACCCCAATCTTATTGCCATCTTTCACGATGTAATTCATTGAAATTAATTCGTTCTTTGCCTTGTTAACGTTCTGACGGGACAGGCCGGTAATTTCTGACAGCTGAGAATCTGCTATCCGGTCATTTTTCTTCCCGAACCCGTATGTTTTTCTGATCAGTGCCAACATTACCCGGAACTGTCTGGCTGTCAGATTGCAGTATGAAAGAGACTCCAGCAGTTCGTTGGCGAGTTTAGTGTAACCATCGTCCAGGTCTGCCACTCGTGGTTGCTCCTGCTTAACAGGGAATTCATACACTTCCGCTGTATTCATAGCGACCTCCATATCTTTGTTTTGTAATTACTTTCATGTATAATTACTCCGTTAATTGCTGTATCAAAAAAGGGAAACTTTATGTTTCCCTCTTTTCAACAACACTGGCTATTGATACAGTATAAATATTAAGTGCTTTTCTTAATGCGCCTCTGCTGCTCCAACAGTCGGGGCATTTTCTTTGATTCTCATCTGAGAGAGTTCACCAATCTGCTTCCACAGAAACCGATACTCCTCCTCACTGATTTTTCTTTCGCCAGGCAAAACAAAATCCCTGATACCGGCTGCGGCCAATGTCTCGCATATCTCCGGTAACTTTTCTGTTCTGCGCAGGATTGTTGAATCGTGAACACCGAGTAGTTTTGCAACGACCGTCTGTGTGGTGTTTCTGATTGCCTGATGAGCGGTTGTCATCAGATGATTTGACACAAACCGGTTGAACGATTTGCGTGGATTTGCATTTTCCATAATGTAAATTCCTTTTGGTATAGATAGTCCGTAGCTCACATCCTGTGAGGTAGTTTTATATGTAAATCGTCACTTTATCAGTGACTCCGTAGCAGCTAACAGCTCTGCGATTGTTAAAGAACCAGGGTAACTACATATACCTCTGCGGATACAAAATCTGCATTTCAGTGATTTTTTTTTCGTAAAATTTCACCAATTTTTCAGCAATCTCAAGTGATGCCGTCTGAGCGCCACGCTCCAAACGACTGAGGTTCCCGACATCGTAGTTAATTGCGGCCGCCACCTCTGCAATTGTTAATTGCTTTTCCAAACGAATTTTCCTTAAAGGCGTTATTTGCATATCTCACTCCACCTTGAATGCGCCATACGCATATTACCATATACTTTGATATGCGCAATACGCTTTGTGTGAGACGCATAAATAAAGTTGAATGATAATATGAAAATAGGAACAAAAATTAGAGCTCTCAGAAAACAGAAGGGATTAACAATCCTGCAATTAGCCACTGCTATTGATAGCGACGTGGGGAATATCTCTCGCCTTGAAAGGAATATCCAAGGCTACTCCGAGAGCACATTAACAAAAATTGCGGCTGCTCTTGGTGTCACGGTAGCCGACCTATTCTCCGATACCACTACACAGCAACAAGATGATAATGTTGAGTTTGTTGGATTCGTCCCCAATGGCATGGTTAAAGTAGTTGGGGAAGCATTCCTGGGGATTGATGGCGCAGTGGATATGATAGAGGCCCTTGAGGGATGGGTTCAAATTTACAGCGATGATAAGGACGCTTATGCCCTCAAAGTTAAGGGTGACAGTATGTGGCCCAGGATTCAGTCAGGTGAGTATGTGGTTGTTGAGCCCAACACAGTAGTCAGATCCGGCGATGAGGTCTTTGTGCGCACTGTTGAAGGTAAGAATATGGTAAAAATACTGAATAAAACCAGAGATGGTAGTTACCAATTCACCAGCGTCAACAATACTCACCCGCCAATCACAGTTGATCCACGTGAAGTGGAAAAAATGCATTATGTGGCAGCGATTGTAAAGCCGACTAAGTTTATCGATAAGTGCGAACAATCATAAGCCAGTACTGATAATCAAACGAGTTCTAAGGACAAACTATGGCATTCAATGACACTGAAGTCGTACAAATTAAACAATGTATGAACTATTTCATGGAAAAGCGTCGTCCACCAAAGCATATCCGAGATGAACATGACCTTCAGTATCGTATTGAAGACGATAGCGTAATCATTTTCGAGGTTAGACAACTGTCCTGGAGTACCGGGCGTGCAGAAGAAATGCTGGCCAAAATAACAAACAACAGGAACAGCAACTCGTGGTCCCTGTTCTGGTCTACTGATAATAATGAATGGCGACACTACGACGGCCGAATGATAGGCAGTTTTTCTGACGCAATAAAAATTATTGATGAAGATGCAAATCATCGATTCTTTGGCTGACAGCCTGATGACATATTTTAGAGTAAGGTGGTAGGTGTAGAAATACATAATAAGGATATGACAGTGATAAAAGTTGGCAGGGCTATCCTGGCGGTGAACGCATAGGTGAAGGGCAGCATAACCCCAGCCCTCCCCGCGAGAGCTTTTTGTATCAGTTATCGCTCATCAGGTCGATAGCAACCTCATAGACCTCATTCATAAACCTGTCTATTTCTTGTTCTTTATGGGAGTACAGCAATTGCCTGATATTTCCTTTCGTTATCATCTGCCGTGAATCCAGTAACATAATAGCCGCTCTGCCTGTTACTCTGCATACTTCACTGTAAATCAGTTCTCGTTCGTCACTCATTCATCACCTCTGTATATTTATTCAACAATAACATCCGCAGCAGCGCTTGGACAGAAAATAATTGTATATTTTTTGTTCCACCTCATGTGATCTACGCCAGATTTTGACGATTTTAAAAAAGATAAATCATTAATAAAATCAACAATATAAATATATTAAATCTTATCTAACATTACCCAAGCCTAAATATGCGCTTGACGCATTTGCGTCAAATGCATATTATCATATCCATCAACGGAACACAGCACGTTGGCGCTCTTTAAAAACGATGATAGCGAGCTGTGCATTGGCTGTCAGAACGGTGACGCTGATAAAGCGTCAACCTTCTCAGAAGGTTTCGGGATTGAAGCAAAGCATGATTGTACCAATCACCAAAGCCGACTGTTTGGAGGAAATATGGCAATAATCATAGTGAAAAAATCACGCAAGCCTGAATTTTTACGTGGCAACTCAGCAAACAGGCGTCACGCCAGGAGAAAGGCTGAAGCGATTGCCACCAAAAATGTAAAAATGAAGTTGGAGGAAATATTCAGAACTGAACCGGACAAAAGCCCAATGAGCCGAGTAGAAAAAGCCACATCAGCATGCAGTACACCGATTTACGATTCACCGGATAACTGCTGCTTAAACACTACTGCCCTGTATTCAACTAAGCGATATAATTCAAAACCAAAAACAGAATTTGGCATCACGGCCAGAGCATAGCCCATCCTATGAATGGGCTGACCAAGTATTACTTAAGGTAGAGCAAGTCCAGTGCTGCTTTCTCTGCATCTTCTGGCTCATCAAATGACTCCAGAATGTGCGGGTACCTTGCTGCCTGACTCAAACTTTTAATATTTTTCTCAATTTCGGATTTTTGCTCGGTAGTCAGCGCGTCAAAAATTGATTTCAGCAAAATATGCTGCGCGTCCAGACGCTTTGCAATCACTTCATTATTCATCTTATTTATCTCATTTTATAGGGTTAAAAGCATCTTAACGGATTTCTATCTGTAACACACGGTGCCTCATCTGATATGGTTAAAAGCAGACACTTCACCCCATCACATTTACGGTGGATGTTAGGTTAAATAAAACAGGAGATGGATATGACGTGTAGCAATAAGTACTGCATCGACTGAATTGAGCTCATCACATGTTGCTCAGGCAGAGGCGTATGCCGGAAGCTGCTGCAAAGAGTGCAACAATGAGAACATAGAGCCAACAGATAAAAGCATTTTTGATTACCTAAAATATATCGGGTGTCTTGGCGTCTGACAGCCCAGGAGACGAGCACCCAGTCAGTAATCTGAAATTTATATTTTCTGCTTCAGAATAGAATAGTAACAGTCTGATATCTTAATTAGATTAACTCCGGGGCGGACGCTGGATTCAACAACTTCCAAAACATCTTTATCAATCAAACGCTTTGCTGCTTTTTTATAAATTCTGATTTTCCTTTTTTTGTATTTTCCATTAAGAAAATATATCAGTAATGCGCGTTCTTCATCATCGAAATTTTTTATTACTTTGGGAGCTTTTATGAATCGAAAAATTACTTTTTTTATTAGCTCACTCATTATCTCTCCATAATCCATTGAACATCCGAATAATATTCTAGCATAAATTAATATATGATTTTACTGAAATTTTAACTTTCCTCTCAATGCTGGAATAACTATTCGGACATCACATAGCACAGGGACGTGTATAGGAGGAATTACCTCGGATAAAGGAAATATCCGATTACCGCAAGGAAGATAAAGACAACAACAGGAATCCCGATAGTTAATTTCAGATACCTGATGAATGACTTGGTTATAGCTTTTTCTACAGCTTTCTCAATGATCGTCTCAAGTTGTTCAGGGGTTAAATTCATAACTGCTCTCCTTAGTTTTTCTAACTATATCCGGGGAGCGGACATTGTTCCAGAGTGAAATTATGCGCCATTAATTTATGGAAAAGGCAGTTGGAATATAACTGCCTTAATGTCCATCAGAAGGAAACAAACATAAATGAGACAGGAAGAAAAAGATACCGCCAGGAATGGTTGCTGTAATCAAAGGTAATAAAGCAAAAGCCTCAATAATCTGCTCCTCATTGTTATCACTAAATATATTTTAATCAGCATCAATAAAATTTCAATATATCCTTTATTTTTCAGGTATATCCGTAGGTAAACAACATGAAAACTAAACCTTGTCGCGCTGCGTGCGGTTCTGACGTGGCGTGCATCTCTATGCCATTTTTACGCCTTGCCCGATGTGCGGCAAGGGTAGCGATATCCACCGGAAAGTCCCGCATTTGGGATCTGGCTAACCAATTACAGATGAGAGCTTACGGGAGAAAGATATGTCGCTGATGACTGCAAAACAAAAACACACCAAGGAACAGGTTATTGAGTTGTTCAATCAGGCTGACATGGATGAAAAGCAGATTGAGCAGATTGTGTCGGAGTGGCGTTGGCGCAGGGAGAACGCCAAAACAAGCCGCATTCTCCATCAGTGCAGAATGAGGCTACCGGCATGAACACATACACAATACAGGATGCTCAGGTAGAACGGCAACGGATTGCCGAACAGCGCAGGAAACGAGAGCAGAAAGAAAAGGATGATTACTGGTTTCGTGAAAGTGTCGGATTGCCAAACGGACGGGTACCGGCAGAATTTTTAAGCGGAGAATTCACATGATGGAATATCCACGACGCATAGGGAAACCCGCAGGCTCCGGTGGAACGTATGAGGACAATTATCAACGCGCCCTGAAATCAGCAATTGAGCAAATGGATTTGCAACGGCGGGGGAAACCGACCGGAGAGCCTTCACTGTCAGAGCAACGGGTGGCCGAGACACTTTACAACATCTGCCGTATCACCGCCCTTCACTATCCCCCACTACCCGCAAACATCAAAGCAGCACGGAATGCTGCTGAGACACAGGCGTGGAGAGAATGGAGGACTGAGCATGGAAAAGCTACCGGTGTCGGTGGTGTTGATTATTACGGCGGTGGGCGTGCGGAATCACGCCCCGGCCAGAGATTGGGGGATTAATCATGTCTGAAGTCTATAAGGCAATAAGTGCCGTAGCCAAGGAACTGGCTGAGACAGGCATCAAAAAAGGGAGCAGGAATTCACAACAGGGGTTTATGTTCAGGGGGATCGACGCTGTATACAACGCCCTTGCCCCGGCGCTGGTTAAGCATGGCCTGATTATCCTTCCTCGCATTATGGAGCGTTCTGTCACGGAGCGACAGACACAAAAAGGCGGTACCTTATTTTATGTCGTGGTGAAGGCTGAGTTTGATTTCATTGCCACGAAAGACGGCAGCAAACACACAGTGACCACCTTTGGCGAAGCTATGGATAGCGGGGACAAGGCAACCAACAAAGCAATGTCTATCGCCTATAAATACGCAGCTTTCCAGGCATTTTGTATTCCTACCGAAGAAACTGCGATTGATGCTGACACAGAGGTTCACGATGTTGTTCCACGTAATCCAGAGCAGATTTTGGGTGACTATACCGAATTTCTTAATGTCACAAGTGACACAAAGACGATTGAGGCTGAATACAGGAAAGTATGGCGAATGCTGAACGGCAGCGACAAACAGGATGAATGTAAGCGCCTCACCGGCATCAGGATCAACGAACTTAAGCAGACGGCATAAATGGCAATTAACGTGATTACTGTCAGCAGCAATCTCGGAAAGGATTGTGAGCAACGATGGACTCCGGCAGGGAAAGCCGTTGCATCGTTTAGCCTACCGGTGAAACAGGGATATGGCGAGCACGAAAAGACATCGTGGGTTATCTGTAAAATGTTCGGCGCGAAAGCTGAGAAATTGCCAGAACACCTGAAAAAAGGAATGAAGGTGACGGTTACTGGCGAGTTCATCATGGAGGAATGGACAGGTCAGGATGGCAATAAACGATCAGCGCCGGTGATTATCGTGAACCAGTTGGATTTCAGCAACAATCAGACAGGAAGCCAGAAGCCGCAGACGCAGCAAGCTCCAGCACGGAATGAGCCACCGATGGATTTTGACTATGATGTTCCGTTTTAGGATGAAGCGTAATGCAGGGATGATCAGGTAGACGAAAGCGTTAAGTTATAACACCACAGAAAGCAGAGAACGGACGCAGACGAATAGCAAGGGATTGCCTTACGGAATTAATGCAGCACACATCAGACGAACAACACACCGCAATACTCGGCAAATACACACCGAAATTCAAACCACTTAATCACCCGTGCTTTCCTGAGAAGAAAGTGCCCGGGTATTACGTGCGTACGTTACAGCAGGAGGATGAAGTATGGGGGTTGCAACTAAACCCACTTTAACCAGAGGCAGAGCCCTAACTTTATATTGGCCGACCGTAGACGCCTACCCGATGGATAGCCGTGAAGCCTGTGCCTTCATGGGAATATCTTACCCTACCCTGAAAAAATGGATTGATTCCGGCAGGCTTTCCGGCTCGAGAAAAGATCCGCTTAAGCCCAAATCGCCGTGGCAGTTTACCCGTGCAAATTGCATTGCAGCCATCAACTACAAAATGCACAATACGCCGGAAAGCGTGATTAGTGCGGAAGAGGAAAGGATATGTCAATCTTCCGGAGAGGCGAGATATGGTACGCCAGTTACTCGCACAATGGTAAAAGAATTAAGGAGTCGCTTGGTACAACGGACAAAAAACAAGCGCAGGAGTTGCATGATAAACGAAAGGCCGAGCTGTGGCGCGTAAACTCACTGGGTGAAACTCCGAAGGTTACTTTTGAGGTTGCCTGTACGCGGTGGCTCGAGGAAAAATCAGGCAAAAAATCTCTTGATGATGATAAAACCAAAATACTGTTTTGGCTCGATCACTTTGAAGGGATGCACCTGGCAGATATTGATGAGATTAAAATCTATGATGCTGTCAGTAAGCTGAAAAATCAGAAGCTGAAAGAAAATTGGGAAAAGCATATTTCCGGCAGGAAGCGGCGTGCAGTCAGTAAAAAATCAGAGCCGGTTTCTGTAGCAACCAAATCTGCTTACCTGGCTTTCATCAAGTCACTGCTCCGCGCCGCTGAACGCGACTGGAAGTATCTCGATAAAGCCCCGAATATCCGGGTGCCAAAACCGAAGAATAACCGGGTCCGATGGCTCGAGCCACGGGAAGCAAAACGCCTGATCGATGAATGCAGTGAACCTCTTAAATCTGTTGTGACATTTGCTCTGGCTACCGGCCTGCGGCGCTCCAATATTATTAACCTAGAATGGTCACAAATAGATATGCCGAGAAAAGTAGCATGGATTCCCCCGGATCAGACCAAATCAGGGAAAGCATTGGGTGTTGCTCTTAACGACACTGCGTGCCGCGTCCTGCGTGAACAGATAGGCAATCACACAAAGTATGTTTTTGTGCATACGAAGGCTAAAAACAGATCTGACGGCTCAATGACTCCGGTTGTCAGAAAAATGCGCGTTGACGGTAATACTGCGTTCAGGACTGCACTTAAACGTGCCGGTATAGAAAACTTCCGTTTTCACGACCTTCGCCACACATGGGCGAGCTGGTTAATTCAGGCAGGAGTACCGCTGTCCGTATTGCAGGAAATGGGGGGATGGGAATCAATAGAAATGGTACGCCGGTATGCTCACCTGGCACCGGGTCATCTGAGCCAGCATGCGCAGCAAATCGATGCTGTTTTTGGTGAGGATGTCCCAAATATGTCCCACCCGACCCTGAGTGTGGTTGGTAAGCACAAATGA